TCTTCCGCAAACCCACTTTCAAAATGCTGTAGAATAAGCGGTACCAAAGGGTTTCAGCGCCTAGCGTATATTAGGAACATGTCGAAAAGGAATAAAGGAACACGATTCCAAACTAGGAACATATAAAGAAAGGAATGAGTTTCAAAATAAGGAACTTTTGGAATCTGCCTACTTTGGAACATTGTTCCTTTATTCCAAAGTTCCTTTAAATTGTTCCAAATGTTCCGTATCTTTCTAACTATTTCTAGTATACATGTTCGAACTATAATTTATCTATTCTTGTATTGCCTACGGACCTTTAATTGGCGCGTGTTTTATTGTATAATATTAGTGACTTAAATTACTAAGGAGGTATTTATTTATGGGGACTAAGGAAGGACCTAAAACAAAGAAACCTGTTTCGCGCAAGAAGCGAGGAAGAAAACCTGTCAAGCAGAAAGCTAGAGTGGATTTAGATGAAGCTATTGAGTTTGACTATAAAGGAATTACACTTTCTAAACAGGAACGTAATGAGCGCATGAAGATAGAATTTATTAGGGGCATGGATGTCGCCGAAATTGCGCATCGTTACGGCGTGGCAAAAACTACAGTCGAGATTCTACGTTCCAAAGGTAAATGGGTGAAGCTGAAGAAACAGTTTGAAGACGAAAAGGCCCTCGTTACTAATGACACCTTAACTCAAATGTATGCAGGGTTCAAAGTTACTGTTAATGTTAAATATCATGAGGCATGGGAAAAACTAATGTCCATTATAGAAATGTCTTTAAATAATCCGGATAAGTATTTAATGACTAAGGACGGACAATTACGCTGGGGAGCTTTGGATGTATTATCCAATATTATATACCGCGCACAGGCTGGGCAGGAAAGAGCTAATGGAATGATTCCAGCTGAAGTACAATATAGACTTCAAATCGAACGCGAAAAGCTAACCCTACTTAGACAGAAGATGGGCGATGGAGATGGGCATGAAGAGGTAAGAGATAACTTTGTTCAAGCTTTAGATAATGCCGCACAGGCAGTATGGACAGAATTTGCGCAACAGACAGGAGCCTATATCAAAGATTCTGTAACTAAGGAGAGCGAGAATGAATAAGAAATTAAAACTTTCTACTATTATAGTAGCTTTATTCTTTACCTCCCTTGTCATCTATCCGAGACCTACTAAGCCTTCGAACATTTCTGACCCATCTCCTGGCGTCATTAAGGAAGTAGGCAAGAACTATATAGAAGTTTACGGATATGGAAGATTCCTTGTCAGTCAAGAAGAAGCTGCTAAACTTAACAAGGGCGAACACGCGCCGAAGTATATACTGAAAAGAGGTAGCTAGATGGGAAGACTAAAAAATAAAGTTCAACCTTTTAAATTCGCTCCTTTTAGTAGAAAACAATTACAGTTACTGACATGGTGGCGAAAGGATTCTCCCTATCGTGACTTTGATATTGTAATTGCAGATGGTTCCATTCGTTCAGGCAAAACAGTGTCAATGGCTTTATCCTTTACGCTATGGGCGATGGAAGAGTTCAACGGACATAACTTTGCTATCTGCGGTAAAACTATTCACTCCGCTCGCCGAAATGTAGTGCAGCCTCTAAAGCAGATGCTTTCGAGTCGCGGCTATACAATCGAAGATGTACGGAATGAAAATCTATTAGTAATTGGTAAAAAGGACGGCGATAAGGAAGTTATTAACTATTTTCATATCTTCGGCGGAAAAGATGAATCCAGTCAAGACCTAATTCAGGGTATTACTTTAGCCGGTATCTTTTGTGATGAAGTTGCTCTTATGCCGGAGTCTTTTGTTAATCAGGCAACTGGACGTTGTTCTGTATTTGGGTCGAAGATGTGGTTCAGTTGTAACCCCTCTAATCCTAATCATTATTTCAAAAAGCAATGGATTGACCAAGCTGTTCAAAAGCGCATACTTTATCTGCATTTCACAATGGAGGATAACCCTAGCCTTAATGACCACATTAAAGCGCGCTATGAAAAAATGTACGCAGGAGTTTTCCGAAAACGATTTATATTAGGGCTTTGGGTAACTGCGGATGGACTTGTTTATTCAATGTTCAACGAGGAAAAGCACGTTAAGGAACTGAACATTCCTTTTGATAGAATCTTTGTAGCAGGAGACTTCGGTATTTACAACGCAACAACTTTCGGAATCTATGGGTATTCGCGTCGACTTAATCATTATCACCTAATTGAATCCTATTATCATTCCGGGCGAGAGGCTGAGCAGCAACTAACAGAAGCGGACATTGACTCCGGACAGACCTTTGGCGGCGTATTACAAAAGACTACTAAAGAGTATGCTAATGATTTAGTTAATTTAATTAGAGGATATGATATCGAATACATTATCCTTGACCCGTCGGCTTCGGCAATGATAATCGAACTACAAAAACATCCGTATATTGTTCGAAAACAAATTCCAATCATACCTGCTAAGAATGACGTTAATTTAGGAATAGCCTTTCACGCGGAATTGCTAACAGAGGGCAAGTACACGTTAGCTCCCTCAAACACTCATGACATAGATGAATACTTTTCCTATAGCTGGGATACAAAAGCAAGTGAGCGCGGTCGTGACGAAGTTGTTAAAGAAAATGACCACTGTATGGACCGTAATCGCTATGCTTGCCTAACTGATGCAGTCATTAACGGAAATTATGGTTTTGAGATTCAGGTGTTAAGCGGTAAGGGCGCAAGATAGCTATACATAAGTACAAATTTTAGTGTATAATAAATAAGAGGAGGAAATGCCAATGGTAAAGAAATCAGTAGCCATATCACACACGGACGAAGTCTTGTCACAAGCTTTCAATAGTCCGCTAGCTCAAAATCAGAAGTTTAAAAAGGAACTGACAGAAGTAGAACTCTTTTATCAGTACTTTGATGGATTCGATGTCCGCGATTTAAACTCAGATTACGGGCAAACTTGGAAAATTAACGAAGATGGAATCGACTATACCCCTACACGTGAAATCCGTAATTTCATTCGACAACTTGTCAAGAAGCAAGCGCGCTTCATGATGGGTAAGGAACCTGAGCTTTCATTTAGCCCTATTCAGAACGGACAGGATGAAGCTGCAGAAAACAAACGAATCCTATTTGACTTCATTCTAGCTAAATCTAAATTCTGGACAAAAGCTGCTAATGCCCTAGTAGATGCAACAGTGGGCAAGCGCGTGCTAATGTTATTAGTCGCAAATGAAAATGAGCAGATTGATATTCAGTTTTATTCCATGCCGCAGTTTACCTATACTGTCGACCCTAAGAATCCCTCAAGACTTTTAGCTGTCGACATCGTCTATCAAGATGAACGTACAAAAGGAATGCAAACGGAAGCGCAGCTTTGGCACCATTTTAGATACGAAATGCGGTCAAGTTCAAAAGAGTCAGGAGTTAGTCAAGCTCTCGAAGATGTAGAGGAAGAATGCTGGCTGACATACACACTGACTGACGGAGAAGCTAACCAAATCTACATGACGGAAGACGGAGAGACTACTATTAAAGCTTCTTTGGCAAAACTTGTCGAAATTGAGGATAATTTAGGCAATAAAGTAGTAGTGCCTCTAAAAGTATTAGAAACAGCTCCTACAGGCCTAAGTCAGATTCCTTGCCGCGTCATTTTAAATGAGCCCTTGACTAATGACATTTACGGGTCAAGTGACGTTAAGGAATTGATTACGATTGCTGACAATTATAACCGAACCGTTTCCGATATGCGCGACGCTCTTAAATTCAAAATGTTCGAACAGCCTGTATTAATTGACGCGTCTACTGCTTCAGTAAAAGGAATGAAAATTGCGCCTAATGCTCTTGTAGATGTTAAGTCGGACCCTGCATCATCCATCGGCTCTGGAGGAAATAGTCGGCAAGCTAAAGTAGCAACTATTTCAGGTTCCTTTAACTTCCTACCTACTGCTCAGTATTATTTAGACGAAGCTAAGAAGGCAATGTATGAACTAATGGACCAGCCGCTGCCTGAAAAAGTGCAAAATGCTCCGTCAGGTATTGCGATGCAGTTCCTATTCTATGATTTAATGAGTCGATGCGACAGTAAATGGATTGAGTGGGACTCAGCTATTGAATGGCTTGTCGAAATGCTCGAAGAAGTATTGGAAAAAGTCAGCGTTGATTTAGGAATACTTCCTGACAATATCATTTCTAGTTATCAAACTCTGACAACTTTAGTAATTGACCACAAGTATCCACTTCCGAGTGATGAATCCTCAGCTAAGGAAATTGCAATGAGTGAAGTCCAAGCGAATGTACGTAGTCATCAGTCCTATATTGAAGAGTTCAGCGTTAAGGAAAAAGCTGACAAGGAATGGAAGCGCGTATTAGAAGAGCAAGCGCAACTTGACGAAGTAAGCGGAGGAGCATTACCTCAATTAGTAGATGAATTAGGGCAACCCGAATTTAGAGAGGATGAAAACAATGGCGAAGAAGACCAAAAAGAAAGAACTGAAAAGGAAAGCACAACTGGACAAGAAGGCAGCGGAACAGATGTCTAATCAAACTTTCAAAGTTAAATGCGATAATTGTGAACATACTTGGGAGTTACATCAAAAGGACATTAAATCTAAACATCTGGAACGTGGAGTGGAGTGGCGATATTTTGAATGCGATAAATGTCGCGCCCGATATACTACTTATGTAGGAAATAAGGAAGTAGAGCGCCTTATTCGATTTAGAAATGAATGTAGGCAAAAAATCAAAAAGGAGCTGAACAAAGGTTCAGCAATGAACCAAAATGTCTACCACTCCATCCGTATTGAAGATGAACAAGCTGGGACTAAAATTTCCGGCATTATGGCACGACTTAAAAAGGAGCTGAACATTGAGCAAAAAGAAAAGGAACTCATACATTGACAGCTGGGAAAAGTCTATTCATGCTCAAACTGCAAAACTAACGCTTGAGCAGGAAAAGGAAGTATTGAAAGCATTTAATGAGTCGGCGCGTGATTTGATTGAAAAAATTGCTAAGTCACGCAACGGCTCTCTTCCGTTACGTATTTATAAAGACTACGCTTATGACTTATATAGCGTGTTACTAGAAGTTATGTCCCGATATTCAGAAGAAGCTGTTAAAAATGTAATCGACGGGCAATTATTACTGACTCTAAAAATGTTAGGGGAGGATGGGCAAGCTACTGCGCCGGACTTTGAAAATAAACTGCGTCAAGTTTCTTTAGTTTATTCAAAAGTAGCAGCTGAAGGAGTTGTCAAAGGCGCAATATATAAAGACGGTAAAAACTTGTCTGCTCGTATTTGGTCAGCTGCTGCACGTGCAGGAAATGACGTACAGCAAATTGTTACGCAAGGACTTTCTAGTGGAATGTCTGCTACGGACATGGCAAGAATGCTCGAAAAGTACATCAATCCGAACGCGCGCAAGAACTGGGACAGAGACAAGATAGCTGAAAAGCTAGGAGCTGCTACGGCTAATAAGTACAAGAATTTAGAATATAACACCCTTAGACTCGCACGAACTACTATTAGTCATTCAGCTACAGCAGGAGTTAGGCGCTGGGGTAAAGTTAATCCTTATGCTAAGAAAGTTCAATGGCATTCCGTTCACGCTCCAGGAAGAACTTGTCAAGCCTGTAAGGATTTAGACGGAGAAATATTCCTTATGGAAGATTGTCCTTTTGACCATCCAAATGGAATGTGCTACCAGACAGTATTCTACGATAAGTCTATGGACGAGATGGCTGACGAGTTGAGAGATTGGGTACAGGGTGCGCCTAATGAGGAACTCGACAGCTGGTACGACGGATTACTTTCAGGTCAACTTCAAAAGGACAGCGATGTCGACTTCGTTAAAAGTTACTAAACAGTCAACTAGTTTGGATGTTTTCTTTTTAGGAACCATAAATAGTCAACCTAACTCTTTACTACTATATATAGTAAAAAGTTTCCAATTTTGTTATAATTACAGTGTAAAGGAGCCTTCACTCCTAAAAATGTCGAAATGCTCAGTTTCACTATTCTGAGTTATTTAAAAATAGAAGATTCAGCCGGCGGGCGTAAACGCAGGAGGTACGGAATATGGCATATGATTTGAAGGACTTACTCAAAGGTCTGGATGATTCAGTCATCGAACAAGTTCAGTCAACTGTCAAACAGAACACAAAGGAGCTCAACGCTAAATTGTTCATTGATGGGGACGGAGACCACTATGTGCCGCATGCACGATTTGACGAGGTCGTTAATCAGCGTGACCAGGCAAATAGTTCAATTAAATCTTACAAGTCTAAACTTGAAGAGCTTTCTAAACAAGTCGAGGATGGAAGTGATGCGCAGGCTACTGTTCAGGACTTAACCGCTAAGTTAGAAGCTCAAACTAAGTTGGCGAAAAGTGCAATTTTAGAGTCAAGGCTTCAACCGCTTATTACCGACTCCATTGCTCCCGCTTCTGACATTTTAGGCTTTATGGACGTAACGAAAATTCACGTCAATGACGATGGAAGCGTTACTGGACTAGAGGAACAATTGAAGGAAGTCAAGGAAGCGAAAAAATATCTATTCAAAGCAGCTGCCGAGGGCGACAATGGCTCAAACCCTGGAGAAGCTAATCCAGGTAGGGCTGGAACAGGTAATCCAGGAAACTCTGGGCGCCTAGGAGGTGGAGGAGCTAATCCAACACAAGTAGGTTCCTTCGGTAAGCAGTTAGCCGCAGCGCAAGTCGCGAAGAAAGCAGCTGACGAAAATCAATTCAATTTCTTTAAATAGGAGGAAGGCTCATGCCAAATGTACGTGTTAAGCAAACCGCTTACAACCAGACTACTCGTAGCATTACAGCAATTCCTGACCATTATGTAGCTCTTACCGCTGTTATTTCTGCAACCGCAGCAACTCAAGTCGGTAACAAGAAATACATTTTGGCAGGTACTTGCGTCAAAAACGCTACGGAACTAGAAGGTCGTAAAAATGGCCTAGAAGTTGTTCAAGCAAGTGAACAATTTGACGGCGTAATCTTTAGCGACCAAGAAGTTTACGAGGGTGAAGAAAAAGTAACAGTAACAGTTCTTGTTCACGGCTTCGTTAAATATGCAGCATTGCAAAAAGTTGGGGACGCTGTTCCTACTTCTAAAAATGCAATGATTCTTGTAGTAAAATAGGAGGCTTCATTAGATGAATATTTATGACTACCTTAATGCAAATGAAGTAGCAAGCTATATCCAGTCTTTGCCTTCAAATGCTATTCAATACTTGGGAGCTCAACTTTTCCCAAATGCTCAACAATCCGGAACTGACATTTCTTGGCTCAAAGGCGGTCAAAACTTGCCAGTAACTATTCAACCGTCCAACTATGACGCTAAGGCTAGCATCCGTGAGCGCGCTGGATTTAGCAAGCAAGCAACTGAAATGGCGTTCTTCCGTGAATCCATGCGTATTGGTGAAAAAGACCGTCAAAACTTGCAAATGCTGCTTAATCAAAGTCTTGGACTTGCTCAACCAATCATCACTCAACTGTATGATGATACTAAGAACCTTGTCGACGGCGTAGAGGCTCAAGCAGAGTATATGCGTATGCAGTTGCTTCAGTACGGTAAATTCACTGTCAAGTCTACTAATAGCGAGGCTCAGTACACTTACGACTATAACATGGACGCTAAGCAAAAGTACACAGCAGCTAAGACTTGGGCTACTGCAGCAGAAAGCGACCCAGTTGGGGACATCATTGCAGCCTTGAATGATATCGAAAACCGTACAGGTGTTCGTCCTACTCGTATTGTCATGAACCGCAATACCTACAATGACATGGTTAAGAGTGATTCTATTAAGAAGGCTCTTGCTATGGGTGTTCAAGGTCAATGGCAAAACTTCATGGTATTGCCTTCCGATGCAGAACAATTTGTGGCAGCTAAGACAGGTGTGCAAATTGCAGTCTACTCTAAGAAGATTGCTCAGTTCGCCGACGCTGACAAACTTCCTGATTACGGAAACATTCGTCAATTTAGCTTGATTGATGACGGTAACGTCGTTCTCTTGCCTCCAACTCCAGTTGGTCATACTTGGTACGGAACTACTCCTGAAGCGTTTGACTTGGCTACGGGCGGAACTAACGCACAAGTGCAAGTATTAGCTGGAGGACCTACTGTCACTACATTCAAGGAAAACCATCCAGTCAATGTAGTAACAGTTGTATCAGCTGTTATGATTCCATCATTCGAAGGTATTGACTATGTAGGGGTTATCAAGACTAACTAAGAGAGGGGATAAACTATGGCAGCACTAAAAGCACTGACAGCAGTTATCCTTTCCGGTAGCGTAGTTCATGCAGGTAGTGTCTTTGAATGTCCTGATAGTTTAGCTTCATCACTAATCGAGCGCGGGTTTGCTCAACCACTTAAAGAGGCTGAGGGAGTAGGTGAATTTGAGCCTACTCTTAACCAGCCTGACCTAAGCGCTATTGACGAAAATGACGAAGTAGAGCGAATGCGCGAAGACTATCAGCGAATGACTGTTCCTGAACTAGTTGAGCTAGCGAAAGCTAACGACATCAACACTACACCACTGACTCGTAAGAGCGAATACATTGACGCTCTAGTCAACTACGAACTAGGAGAATAATCATGGCAAAAGAAGCGGACATCGAACTAGTCAAAATCAATACTGACAATGCTAACGCAGTATCACCTTTGACTGACGAGCAAATCTCCGCACTTTTAGATAAGCACGGTTCAGTGGCTTATGTGAGCTATAAGATTTGTCTCTTAAAAACCAGAAATGATACTGTTAAATTAGGCCCTATAAGCCTAGAAGGAGATGCGGACTACTGGAAGCAGCTTGCTCAATTCTACTATGATGAGTACAAGCAGGAACAGCAGGCGCAAGAAATAGAAAAGAGCTCAGGTTCTACAATTTTTATGAGGAGGGCTGACGGTACATGACATACGACTTGAATTATGTGAAAGCTCAAGTTAGAAGAGTCATTGATACTGCACCTACGCATGTTCAAATTACACGAGACGGCTTCATACCAGATGGGTATGGAGGTAGAATAAAGCAGCCTAATCAAGTCGTAAGGAGCGACTTGAGAGTGTTGTTTGACAATGCCTCCTCTCCAAATTTGACAGTAGGCGTAAGTGACGCCGGACGTGTATTTACTGAAAATTCAATTCGCTTGTTCGTACTATACGAGCAGGATTTAGTTATTAAACGCGACGACATTGTCAAGATTATGGCTTCTGGGCGTCGCTTTAAAGTAACTGAAGTGAATAACATTTTAGAGCAGAATATTTTGCTAGAAGTTAAACTGGAGGTGAAGGACTAATGGCTGAGTTAGTTTACGACACCGGGCGATTTATTAGAGAGTGTACTCAGTATCGAGTTCGATTTCAAGTCGCAATCCTGACTCTAGCTGAAGTTGCTGCTACTAAAATGGAAGCTTATGCTAAGGATAATCGCCCCTGGACAGACAGGACAGGGAATGCTAGGCAAAAATTAGCAGGCGATGCGGCTTGGGTGACAAGAGACAAAATCATGATAGTCGTAGCTCACCACATGAGTTACGGTTACTGGCTGGAGCTTGCACATCAGCGAAAATACAAGATACTAGAGGAATCTGTCGAAAAATGTGTTCCTGAATTGTATCGAGCATTACGAAGGCTAGTAAGTTAGGAGATTGTATGACTAGAAGAACTACAATGATGGACAGGTTGAAAGAAATCCTTCCAACTTTTCAACTCGCGTCCGCTCCTGCTGCTGCCGGAGCAATGTTTTCCGAAGAGCCTGAAATGCCTGACCGCCCGGATGACTATATCGTACTTGCATATAGTCACAGATTGCCGAGCGAGTCGAATAGGCTAGGGAGCTTCGCTTATTGGAAGGTTCAAATTTACGTTCATTCAAACTCAATCATTCCTATTGACGAGTACGGAGCTAAAGTACGTCGACTTATTAGGAGTATGGACTACGAAGTCACTTATTCTGAGACGGGCGACTATTACGACATGACTCTGTCTCGTTATAGAATGGAAATTGAGTATCGCATACCGCAAGGAGGAATCGCATAGATGAGTAAAGACATTCTTTACGGAATTAAGTATGTTGAAATCGAAGAGCTTGACCCATTGACTCAGCTCCCGAAAGTAGGCGGCGCAAAATTCGCTGTTGATACAGCAGAAACAGCAGAGCTAGAAGCTGTCACAAGTGAAGGTACTGAAGACCTTAAACGAAATGACTCACGTATTTTAGCTATCGTTCGTACTCCTGACTTGCTTTACGGATACAACCTTAAATTTAAAGACAATACTTTCGACCCAGAAATTATGGCTTTGATTGAAGGCGGTACTGTTAAGCGTCAGGCAGGAACTATTTCAGGGTATGACTCGCCAATGCTTGCAGCAGGTGCAGCAAACATGAAGCCATTCCGCTTGAATATCTACGTTCCTAACTATGTAGGTGATTCTATTGTCAACTACATTCAAATCTCACTGAACAACTGTACTGGTAACGCTCCGGGCATGAACTTAGGCAAAGAGTTCTATGCTCCAGAATTTGACATCAAGGCGCGCGAAGCTACAAAAGCCGGCTTGCCGGTTAAGTCAATGAAGTATGTAGCAGAGCTGCCAGCAGTTCTTCGCACTATTACTTTCGACTTGAATGGTGGAACAGGTACAGCTGACGCACTTCGTATCGAAACTGGTAAGAAGATTACTCCTAAACCAACTGACCCTACTGCGCCACTAGGTAAGACATTTAAGGGCTGGAAGGTTCTTGGGGAGTCAACTATTTGGGACTTCGGCACTATGAATGTTCCTGACCGTGACATTACACTTGTTGCACAGTACGCATAATAATTTTTAGAAATGAGGCATTACTATGACAAAATCAGTTATTAGCGCAGCAGATTTCCGCGACCGCGCTGTACGAATTATTCCTATTCCCGGATTTGGCGACAAGGATGAGCCAATTCACATCAAAATCCGCTCTACAGGAGTTATGAACCTAGTATCAAGCGGACGCATACCTAACACCCTTTTAGGTAAGGTGACTCAGCTTTTCGGCGAAACTGAGACAGTAGCTAAAGACTCAGTCAAGCTAGACGAAATCACTGACAGTCAGAAGAAAGATGCGCTGAACAAACTGAATGGCAGCGAAAATGGTTTAAATGACATGGCTGCATTGATGAAAGTCTTTGCTGAAGCTACAATGGTTGAGCCTACTTATGCTGAAATTGGTGAGTATATGACAGATGCTCAGCTTATGGCAGTATTCGGCGCAATTTACGGCGAGGTGCAGGAAGCTGAATCCTTTCGTAATGACAAAGGAAATGAATAACGTCATAGCTATTGCCAAAGAATTTGACATACGTCCGAGTGAGGTTGTCGGCATGAACACAGAATTAGGTCAATACTGCTTTGATGCAGCAGCCGTTGCCTATATTCGTTATATGGAAGATGACAAAACTCCTCGGTATCCGGAAGACAGGGAACGGAACCCAGGTCTTCAAATGCTTATGGGGTGACACTAGTCGCCCCTATTTTATTAGATGAAAGGAGATTAAATGGATTTAGGTACTATTGCAGCACGTATGACGCTAGATATATCTAACTTCACAAGTCAGCTAAATTTGGCTCAAAACCAAGCTCGACGGCTTGCACTTGAATCCTCTCGTACTTTCCAATTTGGCGACGCACTTACAAAAGTCGGTGGACAATTGACAAAAGCTGTAACGCTTCCTATATTAGGGATAGGTACGGCTGCTGTCAAAGTAGGTAATGAGTTCCAAGCTCAAATGTCTCGCGTACAGGCTATTGCAGGAGCTTCCGGCAAGGAACTAGACCAATTGAAGCAACAAGCTGTTCAATTAGGAGCTAAAACTGCTTTCAGTGCTAAAGAAGCTGCTCAGGGTATGGAAAACATGGCATCAGCTGGTTTTTCTGTTAAGGAAATCATGGGCGCTATGCCAGGTGTGCTTGACCTTGCTGCTGTATCCGGAGGAGATGTAGCAGGTAGTGCGGATGCTATGGCTACATCCTTAAGAGCCTTTGGACTAGAAGCTGACCAAGCTGGGCACGTTGCGAACGTATTCGCCAAAGCAGCTGCTGACACTAACGCTGAAACGGTAGACATGGCCGAAGCTATGAAGTATGTCGCACCAGTTGCGCATGCAATGGGTATTAGCCTAGAAGAAACAGCTGCTGCTATCGGTATTATGGCCGATGCAGGTATTAAGGGCTCACAAGCCGGAACTACTCTCAGAGGAGCGCTCTCGCGTCTAGCTAGACCTACTGAAGCAATGCAAAGAGCTATGCAGGAATTAGGCATCTCATTCTATGATGCGCAAGGTAATATGATACCGCTTAAGGACCAAATTGGGCTTTTGAAGCAAGCAACGGCTGGACTGACTCAAGAAGAGCGTAACCGATACCTAGTAACGCTGTACGGTAAGGAAGCATTGTCCGGTATGCTTGCTTTAATGGATGCAGGTCCTGACAAGATTGACAAGATGACTAATTCTTTCATTAATTCGGACGGCGCTGCTAAAAAAATGGCAGAGACGATGCAGGATAACTTGTCAAGTAAGATTGAGCAATTAGGTGGAGCTCTTGAGTCAGCAGCTATTATTATTCAGCAGATTTTAGAGCCCGCACTTAGGAAAGTAGTCGAATGGTTGACAAAACTTGTTGAGAAGTTCATTAACATGAGTCCGGAAGGACAAAGACTTGTTATCATGTTTGCAGCTATTGCAGCAGCGGTAGGTCCAGTCTTGCTTATAATAGGTACACTACTGACAACTTTTGCAAAGCTTAAACTTGCTATACAGTTCTTAGGCCCTGCCTTTATGGGAACGGCTGGAACAATAGGAGCAGTTATCGGAGTAGTCGCTGCTTTAGGTATTGCGTTCGGCGTTCTTTACATCAAGTCTGAGAAATTTAGGAACTTTGTAAACAAGCTCGCCGCAGTAGTCGGAGAGTATTTAGGTAAAGCCTTTAAGTGGGCAGGGGAGCAGCTAAAAGAGTTCGGACACTGGCTAGAGAAAGTAGGTTCAATGGTCGCTCAGGTAGCGGAGTCGATGTGGAATGGACTCGTTAAGCTATTTAAAGATACTGCTCAATCAGTCGGCATTACTAACATGTCACTGAAAGACTTTATTCACGGTTCACTTGCTAAGCTGTATGACATGCTAGGAGGCATGGGCGGAATAATGAGTATTGCTACAGGATGGCTGACTAAACTAGGTCTAGGATTTTTAGGAATTACTGGCCCTATCGGTATTGTCATTTCTGCAATTATTTCCTTTGTAACTGCATGGGTTAGAACAGGCGAGCTGAACTCTAAAGGAATTAACATGGTATTTGACGGAATGGTCGAACGAATTAATAAGTTCGCTGACGGAATTTCGACTTATTTACCTAAAATTGTAGAGTTCGGTGCGCAGCTAATTGTCAAATTAGCTGAAGGAATTGCTCGAGCTATTCCGAATATAGCAAGCTCTGTCGGTAGCGGGATGTCAACTTTTATAGAGTCAATCACTAAAGTTCTTCCTACTATCTTAAATGCCGGAGTAGAAATTGTTAAAGCATTAGTTCAAGGTATCGGTCAAGTTCTTCCTGCACTTATTCAAGCAGGTATTCAAATCATGCAAGCCTTGTTCCAGGCTATCGTCGATAATTTGCCGCAGATTCTTCAAGCTGGACTTGAGATACTGATGGCGCTAGGAAAAGCTATTATGGATGCGCTTCCTCAGTTGTTACAAGCAGGCGTTCAAATTATAAAAGCTATTGTCGACGCTATTGCTCAAGCGCTTCCGCAGCTTTTAGAAGCAGGACTTAAGATTCTTAAAGGACTTGTTCAAGCTATTGTTGACAATCTACCTCAGCTAATTGAAGCCGGACTTCAAATTCTAAGGACAATAGTTCAAGCTATTATTGACGCACTTCCTCAACTCATTGAAGCAGCTATTCAAATTACTTTGGCGCTGTTCCAAGCACTTGTCGACAATGCTCCTAAAATCATTGAGGCAGGTGTAAGGTTGCTCATCGGTCTTATCGAAGGCTTGACGAATAACATGGACAAGCTGATTGACGGAACGATTAAGATTATTGAGGCTTTATTTAATGCGCTCATTGACCACGGTCCTCAGCTCATTGAAGCAGGATTTAAGTTAATTCTTGCGCTTATTCAAGGTCTTATTCAAGCTATTCCTGAACTAATTGGCGCTATCGGTAACTTGATTTGGAAGCTATTAGAGAAAATTGGCAGCTTCTTAGGCGACATGGCCTACAAGGGTTATGAAATGATGGCTAAGTTCATTTACGGACTTGTCAAAGACCCGGGTAAGCCTGTTCGGTTTATGTCTCAATTAGGTTCTAATATTGTCAAAACGATTGGGCGCTTTGCTAGTAGCATGCTGACAGCCGGTGTTCAGTTAGTTCAAGGACTTATTAGAGGTATTGCTTCAATGGTTCAGGGCGTTGTAAATGCTGCTGCTAATATGGCGAAAAGTGCTGTCAACGCTGTTAAAAGATTCCTGCATATTAAATCTCCGTCCCGACTTATGGCGGAACAGGGTCGCTACTTTGGACAAGGTTTCCAAATCGGTATTGAAGACATGATTAGTGATGTAGCAGGTACCGCTCAAAGCATGGCGCAGCAGGCTGCTGACATGGTTGCAGGGGTACAGCTCCGACTAACTGACAATGGACTAGTTGACCAAGTCAAGGACATTTTCGAACAAGTTCAGGAAGCTATCCCAGATACGCTATCAGCTCCGGAGTTAGAGCAGTTGCAAAAAGCGTCATTGACTCCTACTTCGCAACTGTACTCCAATAACGCTCCCGGAACTACGTTAGATTCAAGCCGAAAAGGAACAGAGAATCAGACTAATATTTCTATAGGTACAATCGTCGTTAGAAACAATGACGATATTGACAAATTATCAAGAGGCCTCTATAATAAAAGTAAGGAAACACTCTCAGGGATGGGAGACATTGTTTCTACTTAGAAGGAGATATAAATGGCTAATCATTCAACTATGTTTTTGGACGACAAGGACATCTCAGAACTTGACGCAAAATTACTTGAATATAAGTCATCTACTATGGGGACGCCCAAAGACGGCGGCGTGAAGAACCTCGACGGCATCGACGGCGTATTAGATTCTACATCTACTGCGCTGTCTGCCCTTACGGGGTACTTGACAGTGATGTTCGAAGGAACTACTGAAAAGGAAGTTAATGCTAAATTTAGAAAGTTTAAGCAGTACATTGCGCAAAAGTCGTTTTGGAGAATGTCCGTTCCTCAAGACAAAGACTTCTTCAAGTATGGTAAATTTGTAGGTCAGGCAGAAATGCCAGATTTGACTGATGTGCCAAGCTACGCTCAGTCAAGTTTGATTGTCAAGCTCAATATACAGTTCAAGAACGCATACGAATATAGTAAGCTCGCCGTCGAGTCTAAAGCTACAGGAAATATAATATCAGTGAGCAATCCAGGTAGACCGACTCGTGACGCAGTAATTACTATTAAGTCAGCTAATCAGTTGTCCGGTTTCGTTAAAATTACAAGCGAAGCGGGCGACGTGATAGAGTTCGGAACTGAGTCAATTATGTTTTACGTCAATTCTACTATTAAGATAGACTTAGGACGATTTGAAATGACTCGAATAATGGCTAACAATCAAGTCAATAATATATTTAGCTATATCAAGACAGGTAGATTTTTCAAAATACCTTCAGGAACAAGTTCTATTCAAATTGAATACAAAGCACGTACCGCAGACCAATGGTCTACGCAGATTCCATTTACGGCAGAGATTGAACTTTCGCCGTCGTATTATTAGAGGGAGGACAGATGGAAAGTAACGGACTAATAATGACGCCAATTCCAGATGAATTGCTTTATATATACGACCAAAACTTCAATCCTATAGCTATTATGGCCGATGCGTATGACCGGGAATTTGAGGATGAAAGAATCACTCGGTCGAAAGGCAAGGAAATCCTGACATTTAAAGCAGTCGATACATCTACAGGATTTTCAAGTCTTACAGCTGAGAACCTCGTTAAATTCGGCGAGCGGTGGTACCGTATTAAGTACGCAGAGGATGACCCTTTGGTAAAAGGAATCACCACGTTCACGTGCTACGCTCTTTGGTATGAACTTGCCGAAGGAATGCCAAAACCGCTTCAGGTAATTTCAACTACTGTCTTGCAAGCAGCGCAGAAAATTGTTGAGCCGCTTGGTAAATGGGTCGAACTTTCCGTGGCCGGTGTAGCTCAAGCTATTCCGGTCCGTGGGATGACCTTGAAAGAAAATTCAGCTTTATACAAGCTCCGCTATTTAGCTAAGCAGTATAATTTAGAATTGACCTTTGGATATAAAGAAATAATTGAAAATGAATTAAGATACGTTAAAACAGTTATTATGCTTCAGCCTTACCAGGAGGAGCGCGTAGACTTTCCTCTAGTAGTGGAAAACAACTTGAAACATATTGTTAGGACAGAGGATTCTCGAAATCTCTGCACCGCCTACAAGATTAGCGGTAAGTCTAATGAAGAAGGCAAGGAATTTACCTTTGCCGAAATCAATGGCGGAAACGATTATCTTGTAGATGTTTCATGGTTTACTGAGCGCAGTATGCGCGCAAGGATTATTCCTAAGTCTAAGCAGGATGACCGCTTTAAAATTAAGCAGAGCATGCTTGACGCAGCACGAGCTTATTTAGACATTTACTCTAAGCCGCTAATTAGCTATGAAGCCTCAGCTGTCCTATATAGTCGTATTCCTAGCTTGCATTCGAGTCAGCTAGTCATTGACGATAGCTACAAAGTCACCGAGTGGCGAAAAGTAACAGGACGCAAAATCAATTACGATGATTTGGCAACTTCAACAATTATATTCGATGACCCTCGCCAAAACCTAATTGACTTGCTTAATGATGACGGCGATGGCATGCTATCCGGCGACAGTAACGAAGATACTCACACAGTTATTAGATTCGCTAATGACGCTACCGGCGCAGGAATGAACTCTAATAGCGGTAAATATATCGGTGTACTGACTACCACAAGACCTGTTGAGGATTTACTGCCTAGTGACTTCACATGGATTAAAATTGAAGGTCCTGAGGGAAGACAGGGTCAGCCGGGACTTCCAGGTCGTGACGGAGTCGACGGAAAACCAGGTAAAGCTGGAGCGAGTATTATTCAAACTGACGTCATGTACGCCATTAGTGTTTTAGGGACTCGGCACCCAGAAGAAGGGTGGCAGAGTCAAGTTCCTGAACTAATCAAAGGTCGATATATTTGGACGCGTATGCAATGGAGATATAGCGACGGGAATACAGAGTACGGCTATTCAGTTAGCTATATTCCGCAAGACGGACGGAAAGGCGACGATGGGCTGCCAGGTAAGGACGGAGTAGGTATAGCATCGACGAAAGTACAGTATGCAGCTAGTGAGTCAGGGACTGAGCCTCCTACTAATTGGTTCACTTCTATCGTCCCTGATGTACCCGCAGGTCATTACTTATGGACTAAAACGACATGGAAATATACTGACAATTCTGAAGAATCAGGTTATTCAGTATCACGCATGGGCGAACGAGGACCTCAAGGTATTCCAGGGCTTCAAGGAGTTCCTGGAGCAGCTGGTAAGTCATCTCGTGTTCATATAGCTTATGCAGATAGTGAAAATGGCGCTGGGTTAAGTCTCGTTGACCAGAATAAGAACTATATTGGAATTTATCAAGATTTCGAAGAAGCTGACTCTACGGACCCTACTCGTTACAAGTGGACGAGATGGAAAGGGCAGGACGGCGCGCAGGGGCTGCCAGGTAAAGCCGGAGCTGACGGAAAAACTCCTTATCTTCACTTTGCTTATGCAGACAGCGCAAACGGTACCGTTAATTTTAGTCTGGAGCCTCAGAACCAGCAATATCAGGGATACTATGCAGACTACACGCAGCAGGATAGTTTAGACCCATCTCGCTATACATGGGTAGACAGACTTGCTAAAGTAGATATTGGAGTAGTAAACTTACTAAGACGCTCAAAAGGACCTTTCAATCCTAATCGCTCTCAAGCAGATAACTGGATGAACTATCCTAATTCGACAATTAAGTTAGTAGAAGGTAAGACATACTCAATAAAGGCTACGTCTAACGGAACTTTCACTGTCAAGCATCCTAACACAGCGGACAAAGTTAATATTCGCTTCCAAGGAAATTTAGGTTGGAAAATAGTTTCAGCTGACTCGACAGCCCTAGGAAGTACCTTTGTGTGGGATAGACCTACAGGAGTCTATGCAATGCGTGTTAATAGTTACGACCCTACGAACTCGAAATACATCGAAAAGATTATGGTAGTTCAGGGTAACGTTCCAATGGATTGGCAGCCTGCTCCAGAAGATGTCGAAGAGGACTTGGCGAATAAAGCACCGGCTCAGCTGACTGCTGACCAAATTAGGGCGCTAGAAGAAAAAGCGAAACTTCATCAAACGCAGCTAGAAGCTAAACTAGCAATGACTCAGTTTAGTGAATTTGAGAAAGCTTATCGAGATTATATCGAAAATGCTCAAAAGCAAGCTGCGCAGTCGGAAGCTGACCTAGCAGATGCTGGGCGACGCCTAAACGCAGTAGTTCAGCAACTAGGAGGACTCAAGGAGCTTAAAACGTTCATTGATACTTACATGTCGTCTAGTAATGAAGGTTTAGTCATTGGTAAAAATGACGGAACTTCCTCATTTAGAGTAACAAGTGACCGAATATCCATGTACTCCGCGGGGCGAGAAGTAATGTATATTAATCAGGGATTCATTCATATTAACAATGGGGTATTCATGCGCTCTATTAGAATCGGTAATTTTGTAACGGAGCAGCACCCACTTGAAACTAATGTCAATGTGTGCCGGTTTGTAGAATAGGAAGGAGAATAATGGTATATATAACAGGACCTACGGTCGACGGAGTAAACCTAAAACTAAAAGTAGACGTCGTTTCTACTTCAGTTAGAACTTTAACTAGTGAAGTAAAAATAATGGTGTTCGCGTATTCGGACTTAAACGACCCTATAAAAATTAGTCGCGACGATGTAGATATATCTATATTAGGAGACCAAGGGCAAGTTACTAAGTCTAAAGGGACGAGCTACTCAGACTATTTACAAGGTAAGGGAAGCGTCCTAATTTACGACGGAACTCAGCGGGTCACTCACTTAAAAAGTAATGGGCAAGCTGAGACTCGGTTACATATTAAAGCAATATTTAAAACTCCTAAGGCAAACGGAATACGAACTAATGAAGTATCACATATATTTGAGGTACCTGCGCTAGATGTAACAAGAGATACTGACACTCCATGGTTTATATTAGGCAAGTACGGAACCTTTGACCTCCCTTCACTTTCCGGAACAAATCGGTCGTATGTGGTTAAATATCAGCTAGGGAAAAAGTCAGGAGTTGTTCAAAATTACGAACGCAAAACAATAACTTGGCTCCCTCCTTTGGAACTAGCTGAAGAGTTTACTGAATCCTATTCCGCAGTAGGTTCGTTTATAATTGAGACTCACGAAATTCAAAACGGACACTGGGTCAAATTGTCGGACCGGAAAATGACATTCACTGTAGAAATTCCGGACACAATGAGACCTGAAGTAGGTGGCATCGTATTAACTGACCAAAATGACGTCGCTAGAGCGTTACTACCTTCGAATGTATTCGTTGGTCGTATGTCAGAAATTCAAGTAAATTGTCCTAATATTAAATTGAAATACGGCGCAACTATTAAGCAGTTCACTGCTAGAATGGTAAACAATTCTACTGAAATTTACGATAACGGAGGAACTTTTCCTGCTAGTAAATTGTATTCATCCGGAGGTATAGAAGTAACTATCACGGATAGTCGAGGCATGACTAGCTGGCCTATAGTAGCTTATTACACTGTCCTAAACTACGAGCGACCTTCGATTACGTTCATTGCTTATAGAACGAAGCAGGACGCTAAGAAAATTCAAGTCAGTCGCTATTTTAGAATTTCTCCTCTCATGTATAACGGAAAGCAGTTGAATAAAGCTGTACTGAAGTTTAAGTCAGCTCCTTCGGGAACTAATGACTACACAGAGGCACCCGGACCCGCTAACGGTGAATGGAATACTATTTATCAGCTTACTAACAGCGCAGCTAATCTAAGTCCTGATTTTACTGTAAATAAGTCCTTTGACATACGAGCGGAACTGTCAGACATTTTTACCGAAAATGACCCTACTATTAGTTCCTATACAGTAGGTCCTGAATTAGTTATCCATGCATACGATAATCAAGGAAGATTCGGCGCAGGGAAAATTCCTGACCACGGTCCGTTTGGTAGTGTTGACATTCAAGGACGCTTCTACTCTCAAGGTGAGTTAGTTCAACACAAGCAAATTACTGACCTCGACGGAACTTCATTTACCCGAGCTAACAGTAAGGACGTCTGGGACTTCGACAACTTCAATGACACTGGAGTTTATCACATGCGAGGAGCTGACAAGCATAATCCTCTAAATAATGACGGAATTTTAGAGTGCTGGAAGATGAATAGCGGAACTAATCAAGCTCCTATTTTATGCTTCCAGCGGTTCACTTCTATGAACGGGAACATCGCTACTCGGTACAGCTACGGCCCAGAAAAGAACTCAAAGGGCTGGGGGGAGTGGACTTATAGTATGCAGTCGAAACAGCTGAAGCCTATTAATGACGATGCTAATAATAGGTGGAAAACAGCTAACTCTTCCATGTACCATTATAAAGTTATCGGCGATGTCGTTTATTTCACATACAACTTTTTAGGTACTGGAGGAAATATGGTACTATACGAATTTCCTCGCGATGTTTTCGTAGCGCCTGAGTCAATGATGTTAGTATGTACTGCCTGGTCAATAGGCGTAGGGCAGGACATCCACTTCCAAATCAATGCAAATTCAGGACATATTCACGCACTCGGTACAGTTAAAAATAGCCGATACGCAGGAATGCTGATACTAGTTAAGTAAGGAGAAAGTATGAAATTAGATTATATTGGTAAGAGCTTAGAATACTTAAATAATGAGCCTACTAAAACGAGAGTCGTTTTAGGTAATAGTGAAGGAGCTTATTATCCTATGTTTTTCGACAAGGACGCTATTCAGCAAACTGACGCGGAGCTGTTTAAACGAGCCCTTGATGAAATGTATGAGCAAAATTTCTCAGGTAGAGCTGAGAAAGAAAAATTTAATAAAGTAGATGACCGGCTTGTCGCCCAGCAAAAAGCTATTGAAACTACTCAAGAGCTTTTGACTAAGGTGTCAGCTGTTAGTGAAATCCTAGTTGCCCTCGCCATATCCGCACAAGGTGGGATGGAACCAAATGCTTACGCTAAAGTAGCAGCGTTCCTTCCTCCGCTAGTGCAGGACAAACGGTATGTCAATAATGACTTAGTGTCTATGCCCTACCCATACGACACTAACCCGAAATGGCCAAAAGGTACTGTTACATTGCTAAAATTTAGTATGCAGCAGCAAGAAGGGTATACCTATAAAGGTCAAACGGTCGAAGCATTGCTGCAGAGCGGAGCAGCAACGGTCATCTTACCAAAACTTAACTAGAAAGGAGCGCAAATGGGAGAAGCTCAACTTGTTCATTGGCTAGTGACAGTCATTTTGCCCGTAGTGCTTACGGGAGCAACGTTCTACATCTCTGCTCAAAATAAGGCGTCGCAACTTGAACGTCGTTTGACTACTTTAGAAGTGATTAACGGCGAGCAAGAAAAGACTATTGCCAGCCACATGCGTCGACTTGACAAACACGAAGAAGAGCAAAAGACTACATTGAAGTTGGTAGAACGTATCGACTACATGAATGAAAGTATTAAGGAGTTGAAAGGCGATATCGTAGATATCAAAAGTTCACTCGAAAAATTATAAAGGAGAAATCTATATGAATAAATACGCAAAGAAATTAGCAATTAAGGTAGTTCGCACAATGGCTCAAGCAGCATTAGGTGTTATTGGGTCGTCTGCTTTGTTCACTGAAGTAAATTGGACTGTCGTAGGGTCTACCGTGCTACTTGCCGGGTTCACTTGTGTACTAATGAACCTTTCTGAATTGAAGGAGGAAGAATAAATGGCAGACGTTGCAAGTTGGTTTGAAGCTCGTCACGGAGCTATCACTTACTCAATGACTGGGAGTCGAAATGGAGCTGACGGGACAGGTGACTGTTCCGGGACCATATCACAAGCCCTTAAAGATAACGGATTTGACATTCACGGGTTGCCGTCCACCGTAACGCTCGGCGCTCAACTTGCTCGCGTGGGATGGGCCCGTATTAGCGTCAACGAAGATTGGGCTGCTCAGCGAAACGATATCGTGCTGATGAGCTGGAGCGCTGACATGTCAGGTTCCGGCGGAGCTGGAGGGCATGTAGGAGCTATGCTAGACAGCGTCAACTTCATTAGTTGTGACTATTCTACTCAAGGAGCTCCTGGAGGTGCCATTAACACCTATCCGTGGGATGATTACTATAACTGGAACCGTCCTGCCTATATCGAAGTTTGGCGCTATGTAGGGGGCGACAATAAGCCTGCTACTGAAGTTCCTACACTTACCCGCCAGCCTCATAGTAAAGCCTACTATAAGGCAGATGAAGTTCAATTTGTCAATGGTATTTACCAAATCAAATGTGACTACTTGTGTCCAGTAGGGTTCGATTGGACAGAGAATGGGATTCCGGTATCTCTTGTCAACTGGGTTGATAAGGACGGAAACAACGTTGCTGACGGAGAAGACAAGGACTTTAAAGCCGGAATGTACTTTAGCTTCCAACAAGATGAGGCACATATAGCTGACACAGGGGATGGCGGATATTATGCGGGGTACTACTTCCGCAAGTTCGAGTTTGGTCAGTTTGGAACAGTTTGGCTGTCAACGTGGGATAAGGATGACCTTGTAAATTACTACGAATAGTCCAGTTAATTTACACTAGTGACAAATTCCGAAAAATACGTTATACTATAATTGTTCATTGTTTAATACCTCAGGGTACTTAACTACCAAAAACCGAGTATTTAGTTACTCGGTTTTTTTTTCATTTTAAGGGTTGTATATTACCGTGTAATATGCTACAATGTAACTATAAATAATAAAAGCGCAACGCGCAGGAGGTATAACATGGAAGTAAATTTCAATGAACTAGTAAAAGGTACAATCCTTTTAAGCAATCGTAACGGTAAAGAGTTTAAGGTACTATCCTTAGACAAGGAATCTAAAAAAGTAGAACTAGAGAACGTAGACACTTCAGAAGTTATTAAAGTTTCAGACGTTACCTACAAGCGATGGTATGTCGTTCAATCTATTCCTAAGGAACAAGAACCTAAAACTGTCAATGCTTCTGTAGCTGCGGGTCCTAAAGTTTCAAAAAAGGTTATTCGTCGTCCTCGACCTGTTGCTACGGTAGTTGAAAATATTGAAAAGACTAAGGATGTCGAAGTAGTAGAGATTAAGGAAAAACGCATTAAGCAGAAAAGCGGAACTCCTAAATCAGATACAGTTCTAGCACTCACTAAGCAATTAGAAGCGCGTATTGCGCAAGATTTTCCTGCTTCTCGTCGCGGTGTAACGCAGTCCTTTATCAAGTACTCGCATCAATTCAACTTTGTAAGAATCTATCAAAGTAAGTCTAAGATTCGTATTAACGTACTATCTCGTGCGATGCCTGAAGAGATGAAGCAGAAGCTAGACCGAATTGTTCCGGCTTCCTATAAATGGTCTGTTGACGCTTTCTTTACAATTCGAAGAGAGGAAGATTTAGACACTGCAATGGAATTAATTGCATTCTCTGTTAAGGGGGCTAAAGGTTGATTAGTTTAAATATTGAAAAATCTCGCATGCAAAAAAAGGGAAACAGTATTTACATATCAATTACAGACACAGACGATGCAGAGGAGGAATCTCTTCTAGGTGAGCAACTATCTTCGCTGCCTAAAATTAAGGAGCGCAGTTACAACTACTTTGAGGTCCCTATCAGGTACTTTCATGATGTACTCGATGCGCTATCGTACTGGGATTTAGAGATTACTGGAGATATTCCTAAAGATGTTCGCGAATATATTGAAAGCCGAAATCGAATTTCGCAAACTGAATCTACCGACTTTGAATTTAAGACAAAGCCGTTCGAGCATCAATTAGAAAGCTTCGAATATGCTAAGGAGCATCCTTGCTTCCTTTTAGGCGACGAGCAGGGGCTAGGCAAAACTAAGCAAGCTATTGACATTGCAGTCAGTCGCAAGAATGAGTTTAGCCATTGTCTAATTGTCTGTTGCGTATCCGGTCTAAAATGGAACTGGGCTAAAGAAGTGGAAATGCATTCAGATGAAAAAGCTCATATCGTAGGTAGCCGAGTTAATAGAAAGGGAAACCTAACTATAGATGGCGTCAAGAAGCGAGTAGATGACCTGACTCAGCATCATGACGAGTACTTCCTTATTACGAATATCGAAACGCTTAGAGATAAAGCTTTCACTTCCTATTTAAAGGAATTAACTCGTTCCGGAGAAATCGGCATGGTAGTGGTGGACGAGATTCATAAATGTAAAAACCCTACTAGTCAGCAAGGAAAAGCATTGCACTCGCTAAATAGCTTCTATAAGATAGGGCTTAGCGGCACTCCTTTGCTGAACTCGCCTGTAGATACTTACAATATCCTAAAATGGATAGGTGTTGAGCGTCATTCCTTTTCAGCATTCAAGGAAAGGTATTGCGTACAAGATAACTTCGGACAGGTTACAGGTTATCGCAATCTGAAAGAGCTGAAGAATCTTGTAATGGATAATATGCTACGTCGAACAAAGGAACAAGTTTTAGATTTACCTGAAAAGATTAGGTCAGTTGATTATGTAGATATGTCAGCAGACCAAACTAAAATATACAATGAGGTCAGAACTAAGTTAATCGAGGACATTGATAAAGTTATGCTAAGTACTAACCCTTTGGCTGAAACTATTCGACTTCGACAAGCTACAGGAAACCCTGAAGTATTAACTACTAAGAAAGTCAAGTCTGCGAAGTTCGAAAGAGCTTTAGAGATTATTCAGGAATGTATCGAAAATAATCAGTCTGTTATTGTCTTTAGTAACTGGGAGAAAGTAATTAGTCCTTTTTCAGAACAAGTTAAATCAATAGCGCCTTGCTACTTAGTAACCGGCGAAACAGATGACAAGTTTGAAGTCATTGAGCAGTTTACAAGTGATTCGAAATCAGCTGTTATCTGCGGAACAATAGGCGCACTAGGTACAGGTTTTACTCTTACTAAAGCTAATACTGTTATTTTTCTGGACAGCCCTTGGACTAAAGGAGAAAAGGACCAGGCAGAGGATAGGGCGCATCGTATCGGCGCTACTTCTACAGTGTCCGTAATTACTTTAGTTTGCAAGAATACTGTGGATGAGACTATCGAGGATATTGTAGCAAGTAAAGGCGAAATAGCTGATTATATTGTAGACGGTGTCCCTCTTAAAAATAAGCTCGCTAACTTATTCGATACTTTATTAAGGAAATAGGAGATTAGTATGGCACAAAGTAAACGTTACAGCGCACTTAGGAAGGATACCAAGAGAAGAGTCGAAAGCGACGGCAAGCCTCTAACTCCTTTGGACTACTGCCTAGCAGTTCCTTTTCTTAGTGACAAGTACCCTAAGCATCGGCTTTGCGAGCTAATGGGATGCACAGAAAAGCAACTAAAACGGTTTCTAGCTTTAGACAGTTTGCCTAATGGGCAACAATGTAAAAGAATACGGAGGATACTAGATGAAAGTAATTGAGGGAATTAAATACTACCGAATTTCGGAAGTATGTAAAATGGTAGGTCGTAGCCAGACTACTATTTCACGTGTTTGGTACGGAGCTGCGCAGTACGCAAAGGATAATAATATTCATTTTCCGTTCGTACTTCCAAAGTACCGAAATGATTTAGACCAAAAGCGCACACGCTACTGGAGCGAGGAGGGCGTAAAGAAGCTAATTAAATTTAAAGAATCGCTCATGCCCGGTGATTTAGCTTTCTATAATCGTCATCACATGTGGGGCGAGCGTCAGCAGATTGCAAAAGAGCGAAAAGAGTTCAAGCAACAAATGGAACAAGCAGTAGATACTGACCTAAATGAACTAATGAAGGAGAAATTCTAATGAGTGAAATTACTAGTGAAAAACAATTTTTAGAGCTGCTTCCCCAACTAGCTCAAAACAACTACGAACTAGGCGTACTTACTAAAGCTGTTAAAGCTGATAAAGATTTACTGAAATCGTACATGCTCGCAGAGGATATCGAATCCGCTGAGGCAGACGGATGGCAGGTAACTTGCTCAGAGTCTACTAAGTCTTCAATGGACGAGCCTGTGCTACTTGAGATTATTGAGAAACTTATTAATGATGCAGAGGGTACAGAAAAAGAAGCTCTTCAAAATCTAATTGTCATGAAGCCTACTATTAATGAGGAATTACTTGAAGACCTTATCTATAATAAGCAGCTAGATGCTGAAGTGGTTAAGCCTGCTATTGTAGAATCAGTGTCGTACACACTGCGATTTAAGAAGTCTAAGAAGAAAGCTACTAAATCTCGCAAAAATTCGTAATATTTCCGCGATATTTTCGCTTTTACCGAGACTTGCGTAAAATACCATTAAGAGGAGATTTACATGGCGAGAGAGCGCATAAAGTCGCGCACACAACGCGGCGAAAATAGTACGCTTAATTTAAAGCAAATCAGAAATACTACTAGAGGCCTGTTCGGTTCGTCAGCTAGCTCGTTGCCTCAAAGGGACCAAGATTATATATGGGTAGGTAAGCAGATAGCTAACTACTTACAAGATGAAGAATTTACTGAGATTACTTTGAAGCAAGTTAGTCATTTTTTCCTTGCGCAGTACCGATATAGGTTCGAAAAGGACTGCATAGACTACAATTGGTTCAACTTCCAAAACACTATGAAGAAGCTTAAGGAATACTTAGGTTCAGACACATGGGTCGAAATAGCTTATTTCCTTTACATAAGTATGGAAAAAAGTTCCAATAATGTCTGCGCTAATGTTCCGAATCCTATTACCTTATCGGTGTTCAAAAGAACCTGGCTAATTGATGAATTATTGGGAAATAAGCAGAAATTTTCCGGTTTTTATTAAAATCATGTAGACAATTTATAGTTTTTTTTGGAACTAGTTTACAAAATGGCTAAATTCGGTGTATATCTAGTAAAAAAGACTTTTTTACAAAGTCATTTTTACAGCTGCTCTTAGCAGCTCAGCAAACTAGATATCTTTCCGGGCGCGGGGCTATATTATACGCACAGGAGTATATAGAAATCTAAATAAACTAGAGAAAAAAAAATTAAAGGGGTTTTTAAGTATTTTAGAAAGGATTAAATGAATGGACGTTAATGAAATATGGAGGAAAAAAGTTCGACAGCTACTAGCCGAATCTGGAGTACCTAAAAAGTATTTCGAACCGCAAGAATTAGTTCTTAGGTCAGTTGACTCCGACGCATGGAACTGGCTAGAGGATTATAGATGCAATGTAGTGGAACATGTCAAAAATGGAAAAAGCATCGTGATTACTAGCCCTATTGTAGGGAATGGAAAAACTAGCTGGGCTATTAGACTTTTACAGCGCTATATAGCCGAAACGGCTTTGGATGGAAGACTAGTAGATAAAGCAGTATTCTGCGTAAGTTCCTCTATGTTGGAAATCTTCGGCGACTTTGGCTATTTTGAAACAAGTATCGAGTTCTTTGACTATTTGAATAGATTGAAGAATTGCGACTTGTTAGTTATAGATGAAATCGGTTCCGGACGAATTACGCAAGTTTCCTATAACCACTTTTACGACTTAGTTAATTATCGAGTGGACAATAATCTTGCAACTATCTACACGACCAACTATAACGATGAACAAATTAAGGACGCGCTCGGAGAACGTCTATATAGTAGAATTTACGACATGTCTACTGTAATTGAATTTAGCGCGTCTAATGTTCGAGGTTATACGCCAAAGGAGGTGGCTAAGCATGAGCGAATGTAAACGTTATATGGTACTAGATGTTAATAATGTTCCTATAATCTACAGGAATGTTTTAGGTAAAGTCGTAAAGTGCTGCGCAATCAAGCCAATAGGCCCAGTTTACGATTTAGATAATCTGCTACTTACTGAAGACGAGATTAAGAAGTACGATAGTAGATTATTAGCTTTTGCTTACAAGTATGAGAAAAGAGGTTTATATGAATTTATGTTGGAAAAAGCGTTTAACTAGTCCGTATGTTACTATTCCTATCCTAATTTTTGTGTGCTTACTATTCGGTTTTTCCTTAGGGTATCGAACTTCTATTAGTCGTAAAGTTGAAGAGGCTCCTAAGGTGCGTCCCTATTACATTACTATGGACGAGACTGGAGCTTGGCTAGGAGACAGCCCGGGTCATAAGTTTTTCCCACTATATGATGCGCAAGGTAATAGATTAGGAGGCAAGTTAAACAATGATTCAGCTGCAAGTCCTGAATAAGGTTCTACAAGATAAAAGCCTTTCTTTGCTAAATAACAATGGAATTACTAGCGAGTATTTCAGCGACTACGGACCTGAATACGAGTTTATTATTAGTCATGTTAAAGAGTATGGAAACGTTCCTGACGATGAAACGATTCTTGAGAAGTTTCCAGGATTCGAGCTACTTAACATTTTAGAAACTGACCAGTATCTTGTAGATAAGATTAGGGAGGAGCATCTATATGATGCATTAGTTCCTATTCTTACTCAAGCTGCAGAGGATATGCAAACAGATTCCAGCATAGCTGTGTCTAATATTCTCCCTAAATTAGAAAATCTAATTCAGCAGTCTAAGTTCGTCGGAGGAGTAGACCTAACAAAGGGCGCCTACGACCGTTTTAATTGGGCTATGGATATAGCAGACAAAGCAGGCGACTTGCTAGGCGTTCCGACGGGCTTTGAACTTCTGGACGATGTTTTAGGCGGAATGCTGCCAGGAGAGGAACTAATAGTAATTGTAGGACGTCCTGGTCAAGGTAAGTCGTGGACCTTAGATAAGATGATGGCAAGTGCCTGGCAGAACGGTCAATCTGTTCTTCTCTATTCTGGAGAAATGAGCGAGATGCAAGTAGGTGCTCGTATAGATACCTTGCTATCTAATGTTAATATTAATTCCATTACTAAAGGAGTATGGAATGACCGAGAGCTAGAACGTTATGAAGACCATATAGAGGTTATGCAAGAAAGTGAAACACCTTTAGTGGTAGTCACTCCGATGATGATTGGAGGTCGAAACATGACGCCTGCTTTGCTAGATAGCATGATTCAGAAGTATCGTCCTAAAGTAGTAGGCGTCGACCAGCTGTCACTTATGAATGAGTCGATTCCTAGTCGCGAGCAGAAGCGCATCCAGTACGCTAATATTACAATGGATTTATATAAGCTTTCTGCTAAATATGGAATACCTATTGTTCTGAATGTGCAGGCAGGTCGTGCGGCTAAGGACAGCGGTAACGATACTATTCAGTTGGAACATATTGCAGAAAGTGACGCAGTAGGTCAGAATGCTAGCCGTGTCATTACAATGCAACGTGACGAAGCTAACGGCATTCTAAGACTCTCCGTAGTGAAGAACCGGTACGGTGAGGATAACAAAACCATTGAGTATATGTGGGACGTTACGACAGGAACTTATACTCTTATCGGTTTTAAAAATGATGACGACGAAGACGGAAGCTCTAGTTCTAGTCCTGTTGCACTGAAGGCTCGAAATTCCTCTAGTCGTTTGCAGAAACAAGTAAGTAGGGAAGGAGTGGAGGCATTTTGAAGGTTAATGGATTATATCTGGACGCCACATGCGAGCAGATTATACAGAAACTTACTTTCGAACTTGAACACGATTACGGACAAACTCTTTTTAGGCGTACAAAAAGTTTAGGTTCGAATATGCAATTCTCTTGCCCTTTTCACGGTAATGGAATGGAACGTCATCCCTCTTGCGGAATGAGCCGAGATATTGCCTATTCAGGTGGCCGAGTAGTTGAAGCAGGAACAGTTCACTGTTTCACGTGCGGATATACTGCTAAACTAAATGAGTTCGTCAGTGACCTATTTAATAAAAGTGACGGCGGATTCTACGGCAATCAGTGGCTTAAACGTAATTTTGCGTCAGGAGAGGAGCAGTTACGGCCTTTGCTCAATCTAGGATTTAATCAGAAGTCAGAAACTGCAAATCGCACGTATGATATTATTCCTGAAGACGAACTTGAAAAATACCGATGGGTTCATCCTTATATGTATGAGCGTAAACTGACAGATGAAATTATCGAATTATTTGACGTAGGCTACGACAAGCTGCATGACTGTATTACTATGCCCGTTAGAGATATGGAAGGAAATACCGTATTCTTTAACCGACGCAGCGTAGGTCAGAAGTTTCACCAGTACGGAGAAAGTGACCCTAAGACAGAATTTCTTTATGGTGCCTACGAGGTGATTAAATATCGAGATAGATTCGAAGATAATTCTAAGTTATACGTAACTGAATCAGCTATTAACTGCCTTACTTTGTGGACACTGGGTATCCCCGCTGTAGCACTTATGGGGGTAGGGGGCGGCAATCAATTTGAATTGATAAAGAAAATGCCTTTCAGAACGATTGTATTAGCACTTGACCCTGACAATGCCGGGGATATTGCATCTAGGAAAATTCGAAATAGGCTGCGAAACAGCAAGGTGGTTTACTTTCTAAATTATCCGCAAGAGTTCTGGGAAAATAAATGGGATATTAATGATTATCCAAATTTAATAGATTTTAACGATTTAGTCTTGTAATTTATTACACGATAATATATAATGTATCTATAAAGAAAAAAATCTTGTAGGAGACTAAACAATGAACACCTTTACTAATATTTCAGCTAAATTCGTCACGGATACTGTCGAATGCGTAGGCATGCTCCCTGATGTAGCGTGCGTTGATTTATACAGCAGTGACCCTAATGGCGCTCTTGCTGTACTGTATAAACGTTATTCGGGCATGCTTCACCGAATAGGTCAAAAGTATTTTAGCTTTTCTCGTCAAGACGTTGACAGCTTTGTGTGGACAACGTTGGACAAGGCTCTTAGTACTTTTAACCCTCAAGCTGGCGCAAACTTTGCTACCTACGTTACACGTCTCATGAATAACACAATGCTCAATGAATATCGTGCGTTAAAGGTTACTTCCGTACAGCGTGATTGGTTTGTAGACGTGCAGTGGGAGAGCGCGACAGCAGGAGAGCAGCAAGATGTGTATAGCTCTCTCTATAATCAATCGGTGAGCGAAGACTGGTCGGCTATAGATATTTCGAACTCTTTGCCTACGCTACCTTTAACTAAGCATCAATATGCTTATATTGAATGCATCATTCAAAATGGAGCAGAAATGACAGATGCGCAAGTAGCTAGAGAAATCGGCGTTACTCGGGCATCAGTACGAGCAATTAAAACCTCTTTAGCAAAGAAGTTAGATAATTTCTTTTAAAGAGGTTTACCAAACGCACCTAAATGGTGTATATTAAGGTATAAGGAAAACTTAAAGAACTCAAAACCTTATAACACTTTAACACTTTTAAGGAGGACCATATATGGGTCGAGTAAGTATCAGCAATTCCGGTTCCTTTAGTTCTGGAAATGCGAATGGATTTTTCAGTCTAGCAGATGACAAAGATTCTGCTGTAGTTACGTTTCTGTACGAGGACCAGCACGGAGAGGATATAGATTACTTTGTAGTCCATGAAGCCGAAGTGGACGGCCGGCGCCGGTACGTAAACTGTAACGCTATTAGTGAAGATGGAGAAAGTATTCACCCTGAGAACTGCCTACTTTGTGAGGAAGGATATCCTCGCGTAGAGAAACTGTTCTTGCAGCTTTACAATGAAAACACTAACCAAGTTGAGACATGGGACAGAGGTCGCAGCTATGTTTCTAAAATTGTCACACTAATTAACAAGTACGGACCTCTAGTAGGTCAGCCTTTCGAAATCGTACGTAACGGTAAGAAGGGCGACCAGCGCACTACGTACGAGTTTTTCCCAGAAGAGTCTGAAGCAGATGCTACATTGGACGATTTCCCTGAAAAGAGCGAACTGCTAGGCACTCTTATTTTAGACCTAGACGATGAGCAGATGTGGGATGTCGTAGATGGCAAGTTCACACTTGATGATAATTCTAGAGGTCGTTCAAATTCACGTTCATCTGGTCCTGCGCCTCGTAGGGGCTCTAGCCTAGATTCAGGTTCTAGCCGACGTGATTCACGTCCTGCGGTATCTCGTCGAGGAGCAGCTACTGGAAGCGGTCCTCGTACTAGAGGCGGTCGGTTCTAAAAACAGGAAGCAGATGCTTCCTTTTTATTTACAAAGAAAGGATAAACTATGGCACAAAAAGGGCTGTTCGGTGTTCGTCTCAGGGAGGGTCGAAAGGGCGACCAGAAAATTCTTTCCCAGAAGAGGAACCGGAAGGATTCAGTAGAGCTTACCTATATTAGCGGAGATGCTTTAGCTGATGCTGTCGCACGAGCGCGAACAATGTCAAAGCGTATTTTAAAGGATGTCTTACCTAGATTAGAGCTTGTAGATACTGAAGACCGTCTAGACGAGTACATTGGCGCTTGTATTGAAAACGGAGTAGTCGCGCTTGACGTAGAGACTAACGGCAAGGACTCTATACATGATGATTTAGTAGGCGTCTGCCTATATACTGAGGGGGAGAAAGCTATTTACATTCCTCTAAATCATCGAAGTAATCTAACTAAGCAGCGCATCAAGCAGCAGATTGACCCTAAAGTGATGAAGGAGTTCATTGAAGAAATGATTGAGTGCGAGGTTAAGTTCGTTTATCATTTAGGTAAGTTTGATATTAGCAGTATCTTTTGGCAGTTAGGTATTAGAATGCCTGACCCGCTATGGGATACCTATATAGCATCTAACTTGCTGAATGAGAATGAGCCACATTCTTTGAAGCCGCTCCATGCTAAGTACGTTCGAGAGGACGAAAACGCAGAAGTCGCTAAATTCAATGACTTATTTAAAGGAATACCTTTTAGCTTGATTCCTACTGACGTTGCGTACATGTATGCTGCCTATGACCCTCTACAGACTTACGAACTCTATAAGTTCCAGGAGCTTTATCTTACTCCTGGAACAGAGGAATGTAAATCTTGTAACTTAGAGCGAGTTAGCGAAGTCTATCAAACTATCGAACTCCCTCTTATTAAGGTGCTGTTTGACATGGAATCGTATGGCGTAGCGCTAGACGAAGAAAAGCTGGCAGAAGTGCGAGCAGACTTTGAGAAAAAGATGCAAGAAGCCGAAGAGCTATTTAACTACGAGGTAGCTAAATATGCTCCTGAAATTGAAGACCTTCGAACTATTAACTTTGAGCAGTATCAAAAGCTAACTCTTAACGGTAAGGGCGAAGTCACAGTATCTATTTCAAGTAGCGCTCAGCTTGCGATACTCTTCTATGATATTTTAGGTCTAAAGAGTAACGATGACCGAAGTCCTAGAGGAACTGGCGTAGACATTGTTCAAGCATGGGATATTCCAATTGCAAAAGCTTTGCTGCAATATCGTAAATATGCCAAGCTAGTTTCAACTTATATGACGCTAGACGAGTTCTTAGCTAAGCCTGATAATCGAGTACATACTAACTTTAAGCAGTACGGAGCTAAGACGGGTCGTATGGCTAGCGAGGGGCCTAACTTGCAGAATATTCCGTCACGAGGTGAAGGCGCAGTCGTTCGGCAAATCTTTGCAGCTAGCCCAGGTCATTATATTATCGGTAGTGACTACTCTCAGCAAGAACCTCGTTCTCTTGCAGAACTGAGCGGAGATGAAAATATGATACATGCGTATGAGCAAAACTTAGACTTGTATGCAGTAATCGGCTCAAAGCTATACCATACAGACTATGAGAACTGTTTGGAGTTCAACGCTGACGGAACTACTAACCCTGAGGGCAAGCAGCGGCGCAATAATGTCAAGTCCGTTCTTTTAGGCTTAATGTACGGACGAGGCGCTGCAAGTATTGCAGAGCAGATGAATGTAACTGTTAATGAAGCCTCTAAGGTTATGGAAGACTTCTTTAAACAGTTTCCTAAAGTTGCTGACTATATTGTCTTTGTGCAGCAGCATGCGATTGATTACGGCTATACGGAGACTGCAACTGGTAGACGCAGACGGCTCCCAGATATGAGCTTGCCTCAATATACTTTTGAGTATGTAGATGCAAGCAAGAACGAGAACTTCGACCCGTTAGACTTTGACGGAGATGCAGAAGGCTCTACAGAAGTACCTGAATATATCGTCGAGCAGTACTGGGCAGAGCTTGATAGAGCATGGGGCTTTAAGAAGAGGAACGAAATCAAAGCTCGCGCTTTAGAAGAGGGAATTAGGATTCACGATAACGGAGGTAAGATAGCGGATGCTGAGCGTCAATGTTTGAACTCCGTTATTCAAGGAACTGCTGCGGACATGACAAAGTACGCAATGATTAAAGTTCATAATGACCCTGAGCTGAAAGAGTTAGGTTTCCATTTAATGATTCCTGTTCACGATGAACTATTAGGAGAGCTGCCTAAGGAGAACGCTAAGCGAGGCGCGCAACGTTTGACAGAGGTCATGATTGAAGCAGCTAAGGATATTATTAGCTTGCCTATGAAGTGTGACCCTAGCATTGTAGAACGCTGGTACGGCCAGGAGATTGAACTATGATTGTAATTATTACTTGCGGAAAAGCTAAGCAGCGTTGCTCCGCGAAAGCCGTCGATATGTATATAGGTTCCGTATTTAAAGGTAAGCTAAAGTACGCTAAGACGCTGTATCCTGGCGCGCCTATTTACATTCTGAGCGCAAAATACGGAATCATTCCTGCTGATTTAGTAATCGAGCCTTACGATTTACTAGTTCCTGATAGGGAGAACGACTTCTTCAGGGACTGGAGTAATAAAGTAATTAATCAGCTACAAGGATTCGATAAAGGCGAAGATATTGTTTTTCTAGGAAATCAGCATTACTTTAAGCCTGTTGACGCGTACTTTGTAGGAAAGAAGCAAGCCCCTTTACTCGGATTGTCTCCCGGAAAGCAACTTGCTAGACTTTCAGAAGAACTTGACGAAGTTCGAAATAAACAACAAAGGAAACTATTTTAATGAAGAAGTATTTGAGCATTTACACCTTACTTTATCTGCTAGTAGGTATTTTAGGTACACTAGTCACGGTATGGTTTGAACCTCTTACCTTAGGGCCTCTTACTATTCCGCCTTCAAGTTGGTTAATGGGGTTCTCATTCCTACTTATTACACTTATTCAGGACGCTTACGGCTCTAAGCTCGCAGGTCAAATGATTTGGATTCTATTAGCGCTGACCGCCCTAATGTGCGTACTTTTAGATTATACGTTAATGCTTGTACTTGCAAGCGGAGTCGCGTTCGTAGTAGGTCAGTTTACTACTAAAACGTTATACACTTTTGGAACTTCTCGTACAGCTAGTTCAATGGTCGGCTCTGTGGTTGACGTAGGGATTTGGATATTTCTAGGTCTAAGTCCTATAGGTGTAGGTACTGTCCCTTGGGAACGATTTTTCCAAGCAGTGTTAGGGCAGGTGCTTGTGCAGCTCATTTTGCAAGTAATTGCAGGTAAACTATATGACAAGTATTTTAAATAAGGGCAATGTCGCTCTTATTTTTTTTTGCAGTAAACAAAACAAGTAAACTTGGTGTATAATAAAGTATAGAGATTTTCAATTCGTTTGACCTCTATAAATAAAAATAAACGGAGGATACCATGAAGACATTGGTTTTACTGAGCGGCGGAATTGATTCCACTACATGTTTAGCGATGTCCGTACGTGCTTACGGACCTGAGAATGTAGAAGCCGTTTCTTTTAGTTACGGGCAGAAGCACGTTAAGGAGCTTGAATGTGCGAAAGCTATTGCGCAGCATTATGGAATTAAACATACTGTGCTAAATGTAGATAGTCAAGTATTTGCCTCTTCTAGTTCTACATTGATTCAAGGTCACGGGGAGATGAATCACGGTAAGACTTACGCAGAGATTCAAGCTGAAAGTCCCGGAGAAGTTGATACTTACGTTCCCTTTAGAAACGGTTTGATGCTTTCGCAAGCAGCCGCCCTTGCATATTCAATAGGTGCTTATAAAATTATCTACGGCGCACATAGCGATGACGCTGCAGGGGGAGCTTACCCTGATTGCACTACTGAATTTTACGAAGCTATGGACGAAGCTATTTTTCAAGGAACTGGTCAGAAAGTTCGACTAGATGCACCGTTACTTACGCTTAATAAGGCTCAGGTAGTTAAGCAGGGCCTAGCAATGAATACACCTTACCACTTAACTCGCTCCTGTTATGAGGGTGAAGGACCTTCTTGCGGCACGTGTGCAACGTGTCTAGATAGACTTGAAGCATTTAAAATCAATAATATAACCGACCCTATTCCTTATAAATAGGCTCATTTTCAATGAATCAAAAAAAAGTTCCATTATTTTTGGCAAAATGGTTGCGTATTACCGTGTAATATGATATACTTAATTTGTAAGTAAGAAATACAAAAAAAAAGAAAAGGAGAACTTACAATGAAAATGAATCAAAAGGAAAAATTTGTCGCAATGCAATATGCTTGCATTTCACTTATCGTCGTATTCCTTATCACGCTTTTAGGATGCTGGCATCTAGAATCTAGAATTGCTAAATTAGAATTTGAGAACGAGCGCCAAGAGTACGTTATTGGGCGACTCAAGCAGCTTACTAAGCGCGAAGAAAAGAAAGAACTTGACGAGTTCTACAAAGTAGTAGCCTACAAAATGGCAAACAATAAATAAAATTATTAGGAGAAAACAATGAACAATACTAAACTTATCAAACTTGGACTTGGAACTGCTTTACTGGCTGCGAGCTTCATCGCTCAAACCGCTTTAGCTGATGTTACTAAACAAGGTACTGAGCTAATTGCAACTGACCCGCAGGTCACTGTGACTAAAAAGGAAGAAGACTCCATTTGGAGCGATGTCGATGTCAGCATCAAAACTGACATCCCTGATGAAGTAGAAATTAATCAGGGTGACAAAATGACTTTCAATATTCCTGAAGAACTTAACTTGGAAACTAGCTATAATTTCCCAGTCTACAATGAAACTGGCGAAACTGAAGTAGGTACAGCTGACGTGAAAGCTAATGAGCGGACAGTGACAACTACTTTTAACAGTTACTTTGCCGAGCATCCGCTTGACAAGTCAATTAGCTTGAACTTCATGACTAAAATTAATCGCGAAGTAGTGCAAGAAAATACCAAGCGCAATATTTCATTCAATGGTACCGTTGTTGAAATCAATGCAGGCTCTAAGGGTACTATCAATCCTCAAGAGGAATTGTATAAGTACGGCTATCAAGACCGAGCTGACCAAAATGTCGTGCATTGGGTAGCACGTCTTAACTACAAGCGCCAGGAGATGGTCAATGTCGATATTAGCGACACGTGGTCAAGTGACCAAGACTACATCGAAGGAAGCTTGATTTACTCCTATGTAAATGACGTCGACCCGTGGACGTATGACAGCCCTGCGACGCAAGCGCTGCAGAATACAAAATTCCATAATAATGGGTTTACTACTCATATTGACAAGATTCCAGGTAAAATTTTGATGGTGGAATACAAGACACGTATACGCTCTTTGGAATATAATCCTACTAATCTATTCACTGCAAGCTGGAACGGCGGATTTGTTAGCCACGAAGCTGAAACTAAGCTGTTTGACGGAAACGGAAAAGCAACTGGTAAGTCCCGCCCTAAATGGGAAATTCCAAATGAAGCTCCTATTTTAGACAAGCCTGAAATTGACTTGAACGATATTCCGCTACTTCCTCCGGCTCCTATCCTTGAGAAGCCTGAGTTGAATATTGAGGATATCCCTGTCCTTCCGCCAGCTCCGGTACTCGAAAAGCCTGAGCTGAAAATTCCAGAAGAGCCTGAAAAACCTTCAACTCCTCCAAGTGTTGAAAAGGAACCTGCTAAGGTTGTTGAAAAAGCTTCACAGAAAACTGCGCGTGAACTTCCTAAAACCGGCGAAGACCGGACAGTGTTCTTGTCAGTCATTGGCGTAGTAGCTATCATCGGATTAGGGTTCTGGATGCAAGACCGCGGAGGTCGAAAATGAATAAAAATACAATAATTAGGATACTCACGAACTTGAAAGAGTCAGGGGCTGAGGAAGTAGCTCTAGATACTGTAATTGGATATCTAGAGCAGCTTCATGCTCCTGGAGCGGTCCACTTGCCTAAATCTGTTCATAAGTGTATTCAGGCTAATGTTAAGGCTGGAGTTGACTTGCAACGAACTCTTAACTTGTTTTTAGTTGACAAGTAAAATCGCGAGTGGATTGAGCAAGGACATAACCAAGAACTTTTCGTGTGCGGGTATATGTTCGGTAGCCGACCTGAGCAGGCTGACAAGTACCTAGTTAAAGTGAAAAAGTTAGGAGAGGAAAGCGGATATCTTAATTGTTATACTTTCCTAGATGAATGGGTGTTCAGTAACAAGAATGAAAACGAGCACTATCGAACTCATCATACTAAAGAGCAGCTAGAAGAAGCAGGGCTTGGATGGGTGTTTAATTGTTCAGGAATTGAATGTATTGAAGTAAAGGAGAAATAATGCGAGTATGTAAGCAATTTAGCTTTGACGCAAGTCATCAGCTAGTTGGTCACTTTGGTAAGTGTGCTAATTTACATGGGCACACTTACAAAGTGGAAGTCAGCTTGGCAGGTGATACTGTCAAGGAAGGAAGCAGCGCAGGGATGGTCGTTGATTTTTACCACGTCAAAAAGTACGCAGGCGAAATCATTGACCGACTTGACCACGCTGTATTATTGAAAGGCGATGAGCCTATTGCACAAGCTAATGCTGTGCAAACTAAGCGAGTGCACTTCGGATTTAGAACTACGGCAGAAAACATGGCGAAGTTTCTAACATGGGCGCTAGGCGTATTGATGCAGCCTTACGGACGCATTGACACTATTAGGCTATGGGAAACACCTACTGGCTATGCTGAATGCGATTTCTATGAAATTTTCAGCGATGAGGAAATCGAAGCCTATCAAAAGGTAACTTTTCTTGACGGCGATGAAATAGTTACTCTAAAGGAGATTATAGATGGCCAACGCGTATAACCAGCCTGAGCGCGGTAATATAAAAATCAATGTTCGGCAAAAGGACGTCATGCCAGTAATGGAAATCTTCGGCCCTACTATTCAGGGCGAAGGAATGGTAATCGGTCAAAAGACTATTTTCATTCGCACTGGAGGATGTGACTATCATTGTAACTGGTGTGACTCTGCTTTCACTTGGAACGGAACTACTGAGCCTGAATATATTTCTGGAAAGGATGCAGCAAGTAGAATCTTGAAGCTTGCCTTCAATGACAAAGGACAACAAATTTGTAACCATGTTACTTTGACAGGCGGAAACCCTGCACTTATTAATGAGCCTATGGCTGAGATGATTGCAGAGCTGAAGAAGCACGGATTCAAATTCGGCTTAGAGACTCAAGGGACGCGCTTCCAAGAATGGTTCAAGGAAGTCAGCGACATCACTCTTAGTCCGAAACCGCCGTCAAGTGGTATGCGGACTAATATGAAAATTCTGGACAAGGTAATTGACCGAATGAATGAAGAGGGACTGGATTGGTCTTTCAAAATCGTTATCTTTGATGACGTAGACTTGGCTTTTGCTCGAAATATGTTTACTGAGTTCAAGGATAAGATGCGCCCCGTTAATTACTTGTCCGTCGGAAATGCTAACGCTTACGAAGAAGGCAGCATCTCCGGAAGACTTTTAGAAAAGCTAGGATGGCTATGGGATAAGGTATTTGATGACCCTGCCTTTAATGATGTTCGGCCTTTGCCGCAGCTTCACACTTTAGTATATGATAACCTGAGAGGAGTATAAATGGATTTTAATCAATTATCAAAAGTAGCAAACATTTTAGGAATGCCGTCAGCAAGTTCGCTGAGCATTGATTCTAGTAGAAAGCTAGAAGATGCAGAGTCGGCGCTTCGAGAGCTGTTCGATGTATTAGGAGAAGATGCAAAGCGCGACGGGTTGCAAGAAACTCCGTTCCGATTCATCAAAGCTCTAGCGGAGCATACTGTTGGATACAGAGAGGACCCTGCTAAACACTTGGAAAAGACTTTCGATGTAGACCATCAAGACATTGTTCTGGTCAAGGACATTCCTTTTAACTCACTATGCGAGCATCACTTAGCGCCGTTTGTAGGTAAAGTTCACATTGCCTACATTCCTAGCAATAAGATTACGGGACTATCTAAGTTCGGTCGCGTAGTAGAGGGTTACGCGAAACGATTGCAGGTACAGGAACGACTTACTCAGGAAATTGCTGACGCGATTCAGAAAGTTTTGCAACCTCAAGCAGTGGCTGTGATTATTGAAGCGGAGCATACGTGTATGAGCGGTCGCGGAATTAAGAAGCACGGTGCTACGACCGTAACGTCTACGATGCGCGGACTGTTTAAAGATAACGCGTCTGCCCGAGCTGAACTACTTCAGCTAGTTAAGCAGTAGGGGGCAAGTATGAGAGCATTTAAACGTAAGAAAATGGTTAGTGAGCTTCAGCTTATTCTCACACTCGTATTTGTAGTTGCGTTAGTTGTAAGTAACATTATTACAAGCAAGCAAGTATTGCTACCTTTTAACATCACAATGACCGGAGCTGTCTTCGTCTTCCCTATCACCTACATTCTGTCTGACTTAGTTTCTGAAGTTTATGGCTATCGCTGGAGTCGGGTAACTTGCTACTTAGGCTTTGCAGCTAATCTTTTTGCAGCCCTAGTTTTTAGCGCTGTTATCCAAAGTCCTGCTCCTAGTTACTGGCAAAATCAAGCTGCTTTCCAAACTGTACTAGGTAGTACGCCAAGAGTATTGATGGCATCCTTGCTAGCCTTCGTACTAGGTGACCTCGTTAATGATAAAATCTTCGCCAAGATGAAACGTAAGTATCCTGATTCCATTAAGGGCTTCGGGGCGCGTGCTATCTTTTCTAGTATCATGGGCGAGCTTGTAGACAGCCTTGTATTTCTTCCTTTAGCATTCTGGGGACTTATGCCGCTACAGACTTTAGTTATTATGACTATTACTCAAGTAGTTATTAAGACAGGCTACGAGCTTCTTATTTTGCCGTTTACTACTATAACAGTTAAGTTAGTTACTCGGTACGAAAGTAGAAAGGCTTAATATGGGACTTGACTTATACTTTGCAGGAGGGTTATCTAAGTACTCAGATGAGTTCCTTATAGCTCGCGACGGTAATCGGCTATTTTCGCAGAAGTTCGAGCGCGGGCGAATAGGTAAAACATGGACTAACTACGTAAGAGAACATCCGGAGTTTCAGGGAAAAGTTTTTGTAGATTCAAGTGCGTACGGAGCATGGACGCGCAGTCTAGAAATAGATATTGATGACTACATCGACTATTTAAACGAGAACGAGGGCTGCTTTTCTGTCATAGCTTCACTTGACGTAATTCCGGGCGACAAAGGTCATTTTGCGACGCGTCAACAGGTAATATCTGCAAGTGAAACGTCATGGGAAAACTATCTCTATATGTATGAACGAGTGCAAGATAAAGATAGAATCATTCCTGTATTCCATGTAGGAGAACCTTGGGAATATCTAGATAAGATTTTAGCTTATAGTCACTTAGACGGCTCTAAGATTCAGTATATCGGACTCGGAGGATTAGTAGGCGTAAATAGTAACGACCGAATTAAATGGCTTTCGCGTGTGTTTGATATTATTAAGGGCAGCTCAAATCCTGAAATCAAGACTCACGCATTCGGGGTAACTGCTTTGCACATTTTAGAGCAATTTCCTTTCGCTTCTGCTGATTCTACGTCAGCGGTCATGACAGCAGCTATGGGCAGTATTATGACACCTTACGGAAATATTAGCTTTGCAAAGAAAGAAGGAGGAGCTGATAAGTTCCGCGCACTAGGTAAGCCTATACAGGATAGCATTCTGCAGCTCATTGAGGAATCAGGGCTCAAGTTTACTATAGATGAGATAGCTGATAGCCTGTATGTGCGTGAAGCTATCAACTGTCAATACTTACTAGATTGGGTTAATTCTTATACATATAATCCACCTAAGCACAAGCAGCTTCGACTATTTTAGAAAAAGGAAGGACTTATTTAAAAATGGGTCCTTTTATTGTTTACAATTTTGACAGAATTGGTGTATATTAAAGTGTAAACTATAAACCTAAGGAGGCTCGGTATGAGCATTAAATTTAAGACTCAGACGCTTATGGAAGTAGTCGGACAACTGAATCGACTATCTGCAAGTAAGCTACTTGAGATTACTAGATATTGGCATATTCAAGGATATGACGGCGTAGTTACATTTACGGGTTACGACGGCTCGAACTGGTTGCGATATACTTTAGAATCTGAAGGTGAAATCGACGTCATTATTAAGGCTGAGCAGTTCGGTAAGCTAGTCGACAAAACGACTGTAGAGACTATTACTCTAACGCCTAAAGACGAATATTTGGAAGTTAAAGGTAATGGTACCTATAAAGTTGATATTGTCACAGGCGATGAAGTATATCCTTCTTTCGATGAAAAGCTGCCTGAAGATTTAGACGAGGGCGATGGTAAACTTTTGAAATCTTCCTTGTTCTACAATGTAGCAAATGTGAATGACTCAGCGGTTTCTAAAAGTAACGCAGACGGAATCTACACAGGTTACCTACTGGACCATACTCAAGCTGTCACATCAGACATTATTCGTGTATGTTTGAACCCTATTCAAGATATTGGAACTAAGCTGCTGATACCTGCTTCTCTTATGCGCCTGCTATCTTCTATTACAGAAGACAAACTTTATTTGTGGACTTTTGACGATGATTACATTTATGTGTCTACTTCGAACATTGAAATATACGGGCGCACTATGGAGGGAGTCGAAGATTACCAAGACATGAGCATTATGGATGAGCAGGAGTTCGAAGGTTCTGCTACTTTGACTACAGCTGAGATTCAGAGCATTCTGGAACGACTTACGCTATTCATGACTGCTTTCGACAAGGGCACAGTTAATTTAGACTTCGGCCCTAAGCAGCTTGCTATTGTCACTACTAAAGGTTCAAAGGAACTTGTTAAATATGTCAGCGTAAGTCACGGAGCCGACTTCACTTGTAGGATTAATAGTCTTCTGCTTCGCGACATTCTAGCTACTGTAAGCGATGAGCATTTTAACCTTTACTACGGTAATGAACTTTGTCTGAAAATCGAAGCTGGCAACGTGGTTTACTACCTAGCTACACAAGAAGACGGAGACGCAGAATGAGTAATAAACTGTCGCGAATAGCTAAAATGGTTGCGGCAGAGAAAGTCAATGAACCTGCTACTAATTTTGTTGATAAGTTTACTCATATTATCGAAACTACTCAAGCTCCTTACACTCCGTCTACTTACTATAAGCCTAGCGGAGTAGGCGGCTGTATTAGAAAGATGTACTTTGAGCGTACCGGTCAAGCGTTGCAAGATAACGCAAGCTATAATCTAATTGCGATGGGAGAAGCAGGTACATTTAGGCACGAGGTCCTACAGGAGTACATGGTTAAGTTATCTAAAACTGACCCTGACTTTGAATGGCTAGACGTCGCGCAATATTTAGAGCAGAATCCAGTCGAAGGCACTGTCGTAGATAAGAATTTTGTCAAGAACGAGTATGAGACTAAATGTAAGAACGAGCTTCTTCAGTTGTCGTTCCTATGTGATGGTCTCGTACGATGGCAAGGTAAGACGTATATTATGGAAATCAAGACGGAGACGATGTTTAAGTTCAATAAGCATACGGAGCCGTACGAGGAGCACAAAATGCAGGCAACTTGCTATGGTATGTGTTTAGGAGTAGATGATGTGCTATTCTTGTATGAGAATAGGGATAACTTCGAAAAGAAAGCATATACTTATCATATTACTGACGCAATGAAGGAGCAAGTTCTAGATAAGTTAGTTACTTGTGAAGAGTATGTAGAGCGCGGAGAGAGCCCTAAAATCTACTGCTCCTCTAATTACTGCCCGTATTGTAGAAAGGAAGGACGGAACTTATGACCTATACTGGTAAAATGTTCGAACAGGATTTTTTCTCTAGTTGGAAATCTTGCACGGACGGAACATATCTAACTCGACTATACGACCCTACAAACGGATTCAAAGGTATTCAAAATCCTTGCGACTTCATTTTAGCTTGTGAAGTAGGAACGGTCTATCTAGAGCTGAAAGCTACTAAACAAGCATCTCTAAGTTTCAGTAATGTGAGCGACCGCCAGTGGCAAAGTTTGCTCGACGCTGATGCAAGTGATTATGCAGTAGGAGGCTTACTTGTGTTTTTCTATGAGAAGAGCCTACTTAGGTGGTATCCGATTCAGCAGTTAGAGGAATTGCGCAAAGCAGGAGCTAAGAGCATAAATCCTGACAAGCTCCCTAATGTAGGATATCCAGTCAAGTTCTATGGTAAACGCGTCAGATGTACTTTCGACATTTACTCTCTTGTAGAAGCGATTCAGTTGCATTCTAAGGAGGCCTTAAATGTCGAACAAGCCTAAACTTCCTAAAATAGATATCCGTGAAGATGAAATTCGGCAAGCGAAAAGCACTGCTGATAGCTACGGAGATATCGTTAATCGCGTAGTTGATGAAGTAGTCGAGAGCGCGTGTAGTGTGCTTGATGAAGCTATCAAGGAAATTCAAGAGCTGCTGTCGCTAGATACTCCGCCTATAGCTGACCTAAACTACTTCATAGGGTATTTACCGACTGCGATGTACTTCGTATCGGACAGAGCTGAATTTGTAGGAATACAGATGGACTCAAGCTCTGCGATTCGTCGCGAGAAATATGACGAGCTGTACGCACTTGCAGCTGGGAAGACTATCCCAGATAAGGAAGCGGAAACTCGAAAACTAGTTATGAATGAAACTGTAGTAGAAGCTGCGTATAAGCGAGCCTACCGAAAAGTTCAATCTAAATTGGAGCAAGCTGACAAAGTGCTTGCATCCTTAAAACGAATCCAGCAATGGCAATTAGCAGAGCTGGAGACTACAAGAAATTCTGGAGGAATAACATTAAATGCAAGAAATTCGCGTAAAGGCAATCGACAAGAAACTTGACCCGCTAGCATTCACAGGTGATTGGGTCGACGTTCGTATTAGTGCTGTTCAATATTTAGACGCTGTCCGCTCACCTGAGCAATTCAAAGAAGGCGCAATTATGTCTCAGCTAGAATATAGCCGTAAGTCATTGCAGTCCGCTCAGGTTATTAGCATCCCTGCAGGTCATTCCATTAAAGTAGCGCACGGATTTGCTTTAGAACTTCCTAAAGGTTACGAAGCTATCCTGCATCCTCGCTCAAGTCTTTTCAAGAAGACAGGACTTGTATTCGTTTCAAGCGGAGTCATTGACGAGGGCTACAATGGGGACAATGATGAATGGTTCTCTGTTTGGTATGCTACTAAGGACACTGATTTGTATTACGACCAGCGCATCGCCCAATTCCGTATTCAGGAAAAGCAGCCTAAGCTGAAATTAAACTACGTTGAAACTTTAGGAAACGATGACCGCGGAGGGCACGGAAGTACAGGAGATTTCTAATGAAACTAGAGCAGATTATGAAAGATTGGAACAAAGACTCCAAAGCTCTTGTAGCTGTTCATGGTTTAGAGAGGGAAAACCTACCCAGGATTCCCTTTTCTACTCCTATTATGAACTTTCAAACATATGGAGGGCTTCCTCGTAAAAGAGTGATTGAGTTCTTTGGCCCTGAGTCTAGCGGTAAGACTACTTCAGCGCTTGACATTGTTAAAAACGCTCAGTATATTTTCCAAGAGGAATGGGAGCAGTTGCAAGAGGAATTAACCGCGCAACTTGATGAGTTGCAAAATGCAAAAGGTTCCAATAAGACTAAAATCAAGGAAATTCAAATGCGCCTAGATTCGCATAAGGAGCCTTTGAAGATTGTGTACCTTGATTTAGAGAATACCTTAGATACAGATTGGGCTAAGAAGCTAGGAGTGGATGTCGATAACCTATGGATTGTGCGACCGGAGCATAATTCCGCAGAAGAGATTCTGCAATATGTTATTGACATGTACGACACTGGCGAAGTAGGTCTGATTGTTTTAGATTCCTTGCCTTATATGGTTAGTCAGAATCTACTAGATGAAGAGCTGACCAAAAAGGCTTACGCAGGTATCTCCGCACCGTTGACAGAGTTTAGCAGAAAAGTGACCCCGTACCTAACTAAGTACAATGCTATTTTCTTAGGAATCAATCAAATCCGAGAAGACCTAAATAGCATGTACTCAACCTATTCTACTCCGGGCGGTAAGATGTGGAAGCACGCCTGCGCCGTTCGTATTAAGTTCCGAAAAGGCGACTTCATTGACGAAAAAGGAGACAAGGTAAATCGTTCTGCTCGTAACCCTGCAGGTAACATGGTAGAGGCGTTTGTGGAGAAAACAAAAGCCTTTAAGCCTGACCGAAAGCTGGTGCAGTACACGCTATCGTATCACGAAGGAATCCAAGTAGAAAGCGACCTTGTAGATGTAGCTATCGAATATGGATTTGTGAGCAAGACCGGAGCATGGTTCAGCATTTTAGACCCTGAGACCGGCGAACTGCTTCAGGATGCAAACGGCGATGACTTGAAATTCCAAGGCAAGTCTAAAATTGTAGAACGGTTGCGAGAAGATGACCAAGTCTTTGATGACCTTATGACTTGCGTTCATGAGGCGATATCATACGAGGAGCAATAGAATGGCGCAGCGTACCTTATTCTCAAGGCCTAGCGGTCCTAAAGTCTCTAAGCCTATTAGGCGTCGACCTGTTACGAAGATAGACGGTGAAATCTTAGAGCTGATAAATCGCAGAGAGCGTCAAATTTTAGTGCACTCTAATCTATACTATAGGCAGAATGTGAACTTAATTACTGATGCTCAGTATGACAAATGGAGCCATGAGCTTTACGACCTTATGCAGCAGTATCCAAAAGAGTTTAGGAAGTCTGCTTGGTATTCCGCTTTCGTAACGTTCGACGGTAATACCGGTATGGGCTTGCCGTATACCGACCCTTGGGTGGAAGGTACTGCTAACCACTTATTGAAAATATCAGGAGGAAAAATAACTTGATTAACTTAGCTAATAGATATCGACCTAGAAAGTTCTCTGAAGTAGTCGGACAGGATTATGTTAAGGAGATTCTAATGAATCAGCTAGAGACCGGAGAGGTAAAACATGCTTACCTGTTTTGCGGAGGAGCAGGAACAGGTAAGACTACCTCTGCTCGTATTTTTGCAAAAGAGGTAAACGAGGGGCATGGAACGCCTATTGAGATTGATGCTGCATCCAACAACGGCGTAGAAAACGTCCGCGACATTATAGAAGATAGCAAGTTCAAGTCTTTAGATAGCCGATATAAGGTTTACATTATTGACGAGGTTCACATGCTCTCAACTGGTGCTTTTAATGCTCTTTTGAAGACACTTGAGGAGCCACCTGCAGGAACTATCTTTATTCTTTGCACTACTGACCCGCAGAAGATACCTGCTACTATCATGTCTAGGGTTCAGCGTTTTGACTTTACTAGAATCCCTAATCGTGACATAGTGACCCAGCTAGCCTATATTTTAGAGTCTGAAAATGAGGAGGGCGCTCCTTACTCTTGGACTAAGGAAGCTCTTGCTTTTATCGGCAAGCTAGCTAATGGGGGGATGCGCGATGCGATTACCCGTCTAGAGAAAGTGCTAGACTATGCATCTGACATCACCGTCGAGGAAGTAGCTAGCGCTTTAGGAACGCCCGACTATGAGACTTTTGTAGCTCTTACTGACACTATTCTGTCTAATGATACTGAAGCGGCTTTGCGCACACTTGATGACTTCTTTATGTCAGGTAAAGACCTAAAGCTTACGATGCGAAGCTATACAGACTTTTTAGTCGACGTATGTAAGTATGTGCTAACCGAAGACCTGTCTCTTACTTCGCTACCTGACCACGTAGAAGCGGACCTGCAGCGTATTAGGAGAGGTACTGATTATTCGCTGTTACTGTGGATGTTAGAAGAGATGAACAAGCTTAACTCTGTAATCAAATGGGAGCCGAACGCCAAGCCTATTATTGAGGCGCAGATTTTGCTAATGACACAGGAGGACTAGTATGGCCAATTTCATAGGTCAGCGCAAAGCTAAAGAGTTTGTAAAGCAGCGCAAGTACTTGCCTAATTCTACTTTGATTATCGGCGCAAAGAAGTCAGGAAAAAGAACTTTTGCTAGATATATAGCTGATGAGTTAGGCTACGATTGCCTATTCATTGACAATAAAATAGACAGTATTCGGGATATGATTGAGCTGAGTAGTAGCCTAGCGCAGCCTACCTTGTTTGTAGTCAGCGCGACAGGGATGTCGGTAGGAGCTAAGAACAGCTTACTTAAAGTTACAGAGGAGCCTCCTAAGAATGTCCATATCTGCATGCTTGCACAAACAGAAGGCGATATCCTCAGTACGTTAATTTCTAGGTCTTGGGTAATATCATTACTGCCCTACACTGTCGACGAAGTTGCTTATTATTTGGAACGCTTTGTAAAGTCGAGCATAGGCATTATAGAGCTTGCTAACATATTTAGCAGCCCGGGACAGGTTAATTACCTTGTTCAGAGTCACGGAAAGGAAGCTCTACCACTTTACTTGGAAAAGGTTCAATTCTTCTACGAAAACATACTGGAAGCCTCGTCTAGTAACGCGCTGAAAATTGTAGACTGGTTCAAGCTAAAGGATTCAGACACGCGAGAAGATGCGCTTATCCCTGAATTATTCTTAGAAGTAGCTATGAACTATATTGGTTATAGGAACCGTACAGTAACTAGCACCGATACTCTTATCTGTAACTATGCATTGCTGAAAGCTATCTCAAAGTGTTTAGGTACGGTATCCGTAAAAGGGAATAATAAATTATTCGCGTTGAATAAAATGGTAAAGGAGTTGCACGAAATTGGTTAATTTAATGGATTTTATGTCGCATATTAAGGAAGACCGACTTCTTCCTTTTTACATATTCACCGGCGAGGAGATAGGCCTAATGAATGTGTATCTCGGAAAAATTCCAGTACCTGTCAAGCGAGAAGCTAGTGTTGCTACTATTCTTAGACCTCTAACACAGAGGTCGATTGTCGCAAGTTCTAAAGTATTTGCTGTTCGAGATGATAAGGACTTCTTAGCTAACGAATCTAGGTGGAAAGCGTTAGAAGATATTAGGTACGGAACTTTAATACTGCTGTATACTAAAATTGACGGCCGAAGTAAATTCTTGAAGCAGTTTTCTGACCATGTTGTTCAGTTCGACCGAATGACTACTTCGCAGCTTATGAAACATTTCTCTAAGAAAGTTACTATTAAGTCTAAGCTACTTGAGCAGGTTATTGAGCTATGTGACCGAGACTATTCGCGCATCGAAAATGAATTAGATAAGATTAGTCGAGTTCAGCTACCTACAGAAGACGCAGTAGCCGCTCTTATTCATAAAGATTTAGAGTTTGAAGTTTTTCAAGCTGTAGATAGCGTTATTCGTTACGAGCCTCAACGTGCTTTCGACTATATAAGCGTACTGATTGCGACGCAGGACAATGTACTAGGGTTCCTTACGCTTTTATATAATCATTTTGCTGCCGCTGCTAGGATACTAGGCACTGACGGAGCAAAGGAGTCTACTGTTAATATTAAGCAGTTTATGATTAACAAAATTAAGGGGAACTTCAACTATTCCTTAGACTCAGCTTTTGAAGGCATGACGATTATCGGCGATATTGTCGAAGGTATTAAGACCGGTCTATATACAGACGTTGTAGGCGTGCAGATTTGCCTACTTAAAATTTTCGATTTGTCGTAAACAAAATCGTATAATTAGGTGTATATTAAACTAAATACTTAAAGGAGGCATACATGGGTAACAAATCACCTACGGCTCGCATACTACTAGCCGGTAATTTAGGCTACCTAGAAAACTTAATTGCTCATTATGGAGGCTCAATGCCTATTGAAACTATCTATCAACAAGAAAAGGAAAAACACAATGACAAACATTGAACGCTTTAAACAGATTGTAGCTGATACTATCAGCCGTGACGGAATTGACAACTTAATGGAATGGGTTGAGCATGAAACAGACTTCTTCACCGCCCCTGCTAGCACGCGCTACCCCGGTTCCTACGAAGGCGGACTATTGGAGCATTCACTGAACGTATACGACCGACTTGTTCGGGAGATGCAGCATACGGTGGGCGCAGGATGGGAAGACATCTATAGTCCTGAAGCGGTAGCTATTGTAGCGCTGTTCCGCGACCTTTGCCAAATTGACCGCTACATCATTACTGAGAAGTGGCGCAAGGACGAGGACGGACAATGGGAATCCTATGAAGCTTATGACTACAATCGCGAAAAGTCTGAAATGGGGCACGGCTCGCAATCTGTTTTCTATTTGCAGAAGTTCATTCAGCTAACAGAAGCGGAAGCTCAAGCTATTTACTGGAACATGGGAGCCTATGATATTAGCCCTTATGCGACTCTTGCAGCTTGTAGCGAAACCTTTAAATGGAACCCTCTATCTTTCCTAGTTCACCGCGCAGACATGGCCGCTACTTATGTAGTTGAAAATGAAGCCTTTGTTTATGGAGAGGGTGAACAGGAAGTAGCGCAGGAAGAGCCTGTAGAAGAAGAGCCTGCTAAAATATCTCGCCGTTCCCGTAAGAAAGTAGAAAAGGACCCAGAGCCTGTTGAGGAAGATACTGAGGAAGTAGCGGAGGAGGAAAAACCTAAGCCTACTCGTCGCCGCCGTAAAAAGGTTGAGGAGCAAGTAGAAGAGCAGGAGCAGGAAAAACCTACTCGAATTACTCGTCGCAAAAAAGCTGAACCTAAGGAAGAGCCGCAAGAGGACGTAGAGGAGCAAAAGGAAGAAAAACCTAAGTCCTCTATTAGGATGCCACGTAAAGGAGCACACGCAGCTACTAAATCAGTAGAGCCTAAATCTTACTACTTCTATAATGAAGAGGACGGTTACTACTACAAGAAGGACGAAAATGAACCTGACAATGACGGTGACATTTTAGTAGACGAGCAGGAATATCTTGATGCTATGTGTCCAGTATTGGAAGAAGACTTCTTTTATGTATTGGACGGAGAAGCTCACGTACTGCGCAAAGGTGAACGCCTGACGGAGGAGTATGACGAAGAAACTTGGGAGCCGATTACTGAAAAGGAATACACTGACATGACGGAGCCTAAAGAAAAGACCGTTGTGAAAGCGTCCCGCAAACGTCCATCCGCTAGTCGCCGACCTCGCCCTTAATTAGAAAGGATAACTAATATGTGTAAAAACTGTAAAAACGAAGCAACTGAAACTGATTGGTCAGTCGGTTTCAGTATGACTTCAAAAACTACTGGAAAAACTATTCATATCGAACGAACTGAAGAGGAGCTGCAGGAGTTTGCTAGTCGAATGGAAGACAAAGCCCTTGAGGGTGACGAAGCTGCTGCAACTGGAGTAGCCCTTGTCTGTGCGCTAGAAGCACGCGCAAAGGCGTATCACCTAAAAGTAAGTAACTTGAAAGCTCGTCACGAAACGCTGCTAGAAACGCTCAATGATTTCAAAGAGCGCTACAATACCGGCGAAGAGTTTAAGAAAGCTATTGAGCATGTATTGAAAGCTGACGAAGTTACTGAGCAGGTGTCTGACATGCGGGCAGTTAGAATGGAGGATTTGTAGAATGGAAAGAATATGCGCAACGTTTGACTTTGAGTATGAAACTTCTACCAAGCCTATTCGAGTCGATGCGCTGTTCGAAACTGTAGCTGACTATGAAGCTACTTTTAGACTCATTAATGAGTATGTAGACGAGCCTAGCGCGTTTGATTGCAAATGTGTTACGCTTGTTCCCTACAACGACGATATCAATGGTGACATTGTAGCTGTTGACTGTCTAGTTAAACTAGATGGAGTCAGAGCAGTTCGGACAACGTGCCGAGTTATTAAGTATGAGGAGCCGAAGGATGCAAGAAAGTAGACGAGTAATTTCAAAGAAAGTAAAACAATTTAGGGATGACTACATTCGCGCACGCGCTAGAATACTGCTCTTGCAAGGCAAAGAAGAGACTTCGGAACGACTCGACGAAATTGCTAAGCTCGAAAAGTATGTCAATGCTGTCAACGCTATGGTGGAAGTGTTCCCAGAAGCGCAGCGCAGGATAGTACAGGATTCCATTTTAGATGATTTACCTATCACTAAAGTAGCTCTAGATGTAGGGTATCACTATACCTGGGCGCTAGAGCTACGAGATAGGGCTGTGCGCACGTTTGAGGAAGTTCTCGAAGGAGACATCATACTGTCTGAATTAGGTCTCAAGATGAAAGGAGTATTAGATGATTTGGCTAATTAAAATCCTGCTAGTATTCGCAATAATGTTTTTTGCTCTAATTGTCATGGCGAGCCTACTTGAATTAGGCGTCAGTCACTCACGGAATGGAGTAGCTATCAAAGCTACTGAAGTCGTAGGACCTTTCTTAGCTGCTGTACTCTCTAGCGCTTGGATAGTATTCATCATCTATGTACTGGAGCGACTACAATGAGGAAGTTTATACCTACGCGCGCAGCAAGTAAGCGTCAAGAGTCTAAGGTAGCGAAGACTCTTGGCGGGCGCGTGCAACCTAATAGCGGCGCTACAGACTACTATAAGGGTGACGTAACGACTGATAGTATGCTAATCGAATGCAAAACAGCTATGAAGCCTAAGCAATCTTTCTCGATTAAGAAAGAGTGGCTAGACAAGAACGAGCTAGAAAGATTCAGCATGAAGAAAGACTATTCTGGCTTAGTGTTCGATTTCGGTGATAACGGTGAGCAGTACATTGTTATGGAACTATCGCAATTTAAGCGCCTACTAAGTGAGCGCAATCAGGAGGACTAATGGCAGGCATACTATATACTATAGACGAGGACGGCACACAAAAGCAGCTGAATCTAGAAGAGGGCACAACAGGAAGTTATGTTGATGTGACAGGACTTGACCTCATTGTGCTGCAAGCTGTATTAGAGTTCATTCAGCGCAGTCGAGTAGGGTTTGCGAAGTACGGAACTACTTTAGCTGACAACGATACTGATGACTTTATACAGCACGCAAAGGAAGAGGCAATGGACTTTGTCAATTACCTTTGCAAGTTAGAAAGTCAAGCAAAAAAGTAGACCTATTTCTAGGCCTACTTTTTATTATTGATAAAGTCCTACGAGCTGATTCGCGCAGTCTTCGAGTTCGCTTACTAAGTAGTGGCTTTCTCTTCTGCCTTCAGCAGCTCTTTTTTCGATTTTACCGTTAAGGTACTGAATGCGCTCAGTAATTTGTTTAATGATGTTAATTCGAGCTTCACTTTCTAAATCTTTTAGAATAGTAGTTCCTACTTCAGCTAAGCCGCAGGCTTTGAATACTGCTCTATCAAGTTCGCTTTTCTTAATTACAGCGCATAGGTCTAAGTATAGCTTAGGATTTGTTTTGATAACGCGATATTGTTTAGCGGTCTCCTGTACTTCGATGCTTTCGTAGTGGAATGTGTAGTCCTTGCGTCCATCTTTCCAATTTGGTTTAACGTAACCGAAATAAAGTGTAGTGTTCATGTGATACCTCTTTCTGCGCTATGCGCTTTTCTTACTTACAAGTTAAGTATAACATATTACACGGTAATACGCAACCATTTTGCCGAAAATAATGGAACTTTTTTTTTGAAAAAAAAATAAGGCGGAAAGCCCTATTCTTTTGTAAGATGTTCATAAGCATAGTTTATAAGTTCGTCACGTGAGAATTGGAACACCTTTCCGTTAATACTTACAACAGGAAGAAGCTCATTGGTCATTGCTACAAAGCCTTGTCCCTTTTCCGTATTAAGGTATTCCATAGTATTCATTAGTACGGTTACTTCGCCTTTATCTTTAATAGTCCCTAGCATCTGCATCGTCCCCCTTTCTTACTTTCGCATTGCAATTTAAGCAGCGCCAGTACCTACTACCTGGAAACGGCATGAGGTTATCGCTGATTTGCTCTCCAGTTTGTGTCATGATAAACGTACCTGAGTATTTGAACGTTCTGCCTATATAAGTTGAATTGCATCTTGGACATTTCATAGCGTCAGTCCTTTCTAATATTCCTATATAGCTCTATGCATTCGCTATCTTGGAACTTCTTACCGTCTTTGTAGACAAGTCCTTGTGGCAGCTTACTAGTGAGCATTCCTTCGTCTAGTAAGTCCCCTATTGTGTGACAGTAAGCTGTCAGCACCGCGAACAATCCCGGCGCGTGTTCCTTAGTAAGTTGCACTTCCGTACACGTCATCCACGGCTGCGGGCATTTAGTAAAAATTCGGATTCCTTTGTCATAGCTATGGTCAGGGTCAATGTTACCTAGCATCTTCAAATGCACACCATTTAGCTTCATGTCTAGGAACACCTGGAAAGCATCTAGATTAGGTAAGTACTTACAAGTGACCTTAGTTAGTTCGAGTTTGTCAATTTTCTTGACTTCAGTTGCTTCATTCTCACGGTAGCGCGCTCGGCGCTTATGAGAGAGCTTTTTAGGTTTCTTTTTCGCCATTAGTATCTCCTCTGTTGATTATCTTGCTTGATTCTGCGATTCAGTTCCGCTTGCTGACGTTCTCGGATGCAGTATTTGACGTGATTGTGCATAGGCTCGCAGTAGTGTGCTACGCGCTGAGCCGAGATAGTTAAATCATGCCAATTTTCTTCAATCAGTTCTTGTCCGTCAAAGTTCATATCTCCGCGGAAAATAAGCTTCCTATAGAATCCATTACCTACTTCACTGACAAACTTAACAAGCGACATAGGAATCCAAACGCGCGTGATATACATCGTATTAGGTATCGCTAAAAGCAGCCGACGGCGTTTATCATCAACTGCTTTAATGCAAGAATTTTGTATATAGGTAAATTGCCATCCTTCTTCACTCAATAGCTGACTCCTTTCTATTCCATGAACCCGTCTTTTATCCAAATTTCAGTAATACTGTCACTAATAGGGCGCGAAAGATATAGTCCAGAACCTACTAACTTAGAAAATTCCACTAGCTTTTCAGTAGTTTGGAAGTCTACTAAAATGCTAATATTGCCGGTGTCAATGTCGCTTACAATCTTCGCGCCGAACTTTTCGAAAGTTTCTCGGTACTGCTCATAGACTTCCATTTCGTCAAAGCAGTATCGAGCGCTAATTACTCTAAATTCCATTATTTATCTCCTTTATATTGGTACTCAGTTTCCTTAATAGTTTCAAAGATGCTAGGCTTTGAAGTAGTAGTGCCTCTAAAAGCGTCGGCGAGTTTAGGAAAAGTAATTACACCGTCGACTCTTTCGTAAGTGTCATTAGCTAAGTTAAGCTTATGTTCTGCCTCCGGCAAAGTAAGCGCGGCGAAAGTAAGATGAACCATAAGCGAATACCCAATACTATATTCATAGTAAGTATCAATATATTCGTTAAGCTCTTGAGCAAGGTCAGCTTGCGTTTCAAACAAGCTGACATATTCTCTCATTTCTTTAGCGATTGATTTAATAGTAGCGCGCCCGTCTACTACTTTGTCGCGAAGAAACATAAGGCGATTAAAGTACCTCATAAATTGACTCCTCTCTTATACATTGTCAACAACTACAAGGACAGCTTCGACATCCTCACTGACAACTTCGTGATATGTATTTTCCAAAGTATCCCTATCCAGGCGCCGACGAAAAACTACTTCAAGCTCTTGTACGTCATCAGCAGCAAGCTCTTCAAACATATTAGCATCTAAAACAGCTTGGTCTAAGACTGACTCAACTATTACAAATTTTCCTTTAAGTTTAAGTTCTTTAAATTTCATACTAGTTCCCTTCTAGATTATAAGGAAGCATGACGCCAAAATAGTTGGTTAGCATGTTCCGCACAAGTAGCACTGTCAAACTTTTTAGCTAGTTGCTGATAATAAGCTGCCTCTGTCCAGCAGCGTTGTTTTTCCATTTCAGTCGCACGCTGCCCAAAATCTACAGCGGCGACAGGTTCATTTCTATCAAAAATCGTCATTGTATTTCTCCTTTAATACTTTGTATATTTTTCAAAGATGCTTAGCGCAGGAATTGCAAGTCGTTTGCGACGGTCAGTAGTAGGACCTTTACGTTGACTATTAATAGCTCTCTTTGCATCAAATAAAGTTCTAATTCCGTAACTAGCGGCAGCATGTAAAATAGCAGCTTCCTCTTTAGTCATCTGAATATACTTCAATGCCTCAGCATCTACATTAAACCCGCCTAAGCTAACATACAAAGGAACGCAACCTTCGCCGATTGAGGGAATGTTCCAAACTTTATAGCCTGCCGGAATTTTCTTCACTTCCTTGAATGTATGTCTTCCGTCGTTAATTGTTTTCATTGTTTTATACCCTTTCTAATATTTGTACCTTATCGAAATCTATGCGCGTGGCAAGGATGTCGTGTGCGTAAGTGTAGCACTTAACACTGTCTAGTTTAAACAAGTTTTTGAGTAAGTTTTCGTTATGGTCAAACGATTCCATTACTTCATGTTCTTCGAACTCCATTGGAATTACAGCTATTTTGTGTTCGTATCTTAGCGCTACAAACACAGCTGCCGCTTTTACTGAATCCGCGAAATAAATTTCGCCGAAATGAGTTTGTAACCCTCCTGCCTTAATTCTAGCTAAATTTCGCGCAGGAGTTGCGTGATATAAAATCATTTAGTAACCTCCTATCCTTTTACATTACTACTTTATACATTTCTGGCTCGAAATCAAAGTCATCATCTTCCTCGTGTTGTTCGATTTCTTCATCCATCATTTCAATGAGTTCTTCACTGAATCCATCTTGTTCAAACAAGCGAATTTTCTTATCAATTTTGGCATTAAGTAATTGCGCATCGTTAAGGTCTTTCAATTTACCTTCGTAAAGTACCTCAGCGTTTTCAATTACCATTACATAAGCTTCATTGTTAGTTATGTCCTTAAATTGTTGGAGTTTCATTTTGTTTTCTCCTTTTCTTACTTACAAGTTAAGTATAACATATTACACGGTAATACGCAACCATTTTGCCGAAAATAATGGAACTTTTTTTTTAT